TCATCGGCTTTCCTGATCGCCGCCGCGCTCGTCCTCGTCTTGGGGGTCCAGTGACTTCGTCAGTTCCACGCGGTGGAGGCCGTAGCCGCGGTCCGCGTAGAACGCACGGGCGCGGTCGTTGTCTGCCAGCGCCTCTAGCGCCACGCGCTCGGCGCCCGCCTCGACGAGCGCGCGCTCGGCCGCGTCGAGCAGCGCCGCACCGACCCCCTCGCCGCGCCGGTCCGGTCGCACGAAGAGGTTGCTGACGGTTCCGCGGACGGCGTCGCGGTCGTAGTCACCGCGTTCGAGCGAGAAGCCGACGAACCCGACGGGGTCCGGATCGCCGGCGTCCGCTTCGGCCGCGGCTTCAGGGTCGCGAGCGACCAGCAGGTCGCCGGTAACCACCGACTGCGCGACCCACTCGCGGACGGTCGCGCGGTTCGCCTCGCCGCGGAGCGTGGCGCCGTACTCGCGCTGCCCCGCGGCGAGCGTCACCCACATGTCGGTGACCGGGTCGACGTCGTCGGCGGTCGCCGGCTCGATCCGGGCGTCCGTCTCGGCCATACGTTCGCGTTCGGCTCGCGACGTGTTGAGACTGCCGGCCGATGACTCGGCCTCGCCGTTGGCGCATCGAACGGCGGCCCAGCGACTCAGACCTCGCGGCAGTTCGGGCAGACGGCCTGCCCGTTCGCGGTGACGAGGTCGGGGACGAGCGCGCCGCAGCTCTCGCAGACCCCTTGCGTCGAGCCCTCGCTCGGCGCACCCGTCACCGGGTCGACGTCGTCTTCGCTTCCGGAGGGGCCGTCTCCCGAGGCGGCCGCGGCGGGCTCCGATGCCGTGGCCGGGTCCATCGTCGCCGCGGCGCTCCGCTCCGCGTCGGAGTCCGCCGCGGCCGCGGTCGACAGCACGGTCTCCTCCGGGTGGGGGTCGCCCGTCGCGGGTTCGTCACCGAAGCCGTCGGCGCCGGCGCCCGTCCGCGGCGCCCCCGCGGCGAGCGCGTCGCCGTCCGTGACGACGCCGACCGCCTCCCCGTCGTCGACGGCGACGACTCGGTCCGTCCCCTCGGCGACGAGCCGCTCTTCGAGCGCGGCGAGCGAGTCGTCCGGCGAGACCGTCGGCAGCGGCGGACTCATGGCCGCGCCGACCGTGGACGGCGGCCCCTCGGGCGACTCCCCGCCGTCGCCCGCCTCCAGCAGCACCTCGAGCGCGTCGCGGGCCTCCAGCCGTCCCACCGGCTCGCCGCCGCGCACGACCACCAGACAGTTGGTCTCCTCTTCAACCAAGAGCGCGGCCGCCTCCGGCAGCGCGTCCGACTCGCTGACGCCGAGGAACTCGCGGTGCATCACGTCATAAACCGTGGTGTCTGTTCGCATACGTTCCGGATCCGCTCCGACCGGCTAAAAGGTGCCCCCGGTAGCGTTTTATCCGTGCCCGGCCTACGCTTGCGATCGGTTCGCATATCCGGCGGGGCGAGTCGCGTCCGGACGCCCTGCGGGCGCGCCCCGCCGACGAAAGGGAGCGTTCAAACCCTCCGACGTTCGAACTGGGACATGGCCATTCCCTCGATACTCACCGCGCGGATCAGGCCAATATTTTTCTCCACCGCCGACTGATCGCCGCCTATGGCGCTCACCCCACGCGAACAACTCGCGTCGGAACGCCACCGGATCGAGGACGCCGTCGGCGATTTTCTCACCGCCGACGAGGCCAATCGCATCCTTACGTTCGCCGACGCACTCGACGACAGCACCGTCAGCGAAAAATACCGCGACCCCGACGGCGAACTCCAAACCCACGCCCCGAAGACGATCAAGAGTTACATCAGCGGCATCCGCCTCACCGCCCGCGAGGGCGTCGACCTCACCGACACGACGGCCGATGAGGTCAACGAGCAGATGAACTGCTTTCACGACGACGACGGCCTCTCGAAGTCGACACTCGGCGTCCGGCAGTCGGCGCTGAAGGCGTTTTACAACCATCACGACGACCTCGGCGTCGACCCTAACGACATCGTCCGCTTCAAACCCGACAAGTCGAGTAGCGTCGACGAGACGGATATGTTCACGGCCGACGAAGTCGAGGCCCTCCGTCGCGCGGTCGGCGAGACGCAACTCCCGCTCCGCAACCGCGCGTTTCTCGAACTGTGTATCTTTACCGGCCAGCGCAAACTCGCTCTTCTCACACTCCGCCTCCGCGATGTCGATGTCGAGAACGGCTACATCTACCTCAACGACGAGTTCGAGGCCGAAAACGCCGGCCTGAAGGGCGCCCTCGAACGCGGCCGGAAGCGTCCCATGTTCGGCGCGACCAAGTACGTCCGTGACTGGCTCAACCATCATCCGCACCGCGACGATGACGACGCGTGGCTGTTCATCCCCGACCCGAGCAACGCCCAGTCGAGTACCGGCGACTACTGGTCGGAGCCGTCCGTCGAACGCCTCTTCTCGCGCGTCGCCGACACGGCCGGCATCGACGACAAGCCGGTCAAGCCCCACAACTTCCGGCACTTCTGCGCGACGGTCCTGTATCGCGACTACGATGTCGATACCGACACGATCCGGATGCTCCTCGGGCACTCCGATACGAGTCGCACGCTCGAGAAGACGTATAGCCACGTTTTCGACGAGGACTATGTGCGGAAGGCCGAGGAGGCGATGGGGTTCCGCGATGCCGACGAGGACGACCGAAAGGCGCTCACGCCCGAGACGTGTCCGACGTGCGGCACGCTGATCGAGCCGGACTGGCGCTCGTGTCCGAACTGTAACGCGGTGTTCGGACCAGAAGAGGAGGTGAAGGTTGCGGCGGATGAAGTCGAGGACGAGGCAACGGACGCTGCCCTTTCCCGCGATTTGAGCGAAGACGAACGCGAGGGGCTACGAACGCTGCTGTCTCTCGTCGACGATCCGGCCGCGCTCGCGAAGAAGCTCGACGACGTGTAACGTTATCTCTCGTCGTTCAGGAGGCGTGCGTGTTCATCGAGGCCCGCATCGATTAAATCCGCTGTCTCCGGCGTCTCGTCGTTCGCAAGGGCCAGCAACGTTCGGGCCATCGCCCCGACTTGCCCATCCCAGTCGGCGAGCGTCTCCAAGTCGGACTCCCCATCAGCCAGCTCGGCCTCGTACTCTGCGACTCGTTTGTCGCGGCTTCGATCGTTATCTCCCTCTGCGTGGGCCATCGGTACTCACCCGGTGAAAGCGGCGCATCCCGTCGCAGCCGTCGCACCAGTTCCACGTCCCGACGCCGAACGCGTTGGGGATCGCGGTCGCGGCGCCGCACTCCGAACAGCGATACTCACCCATCGACGATCACCTCGAACTCCGTTTCACCGATTCTCGTTCTCTGTTTTCGATCCAGTACCTCGTCCGCCGACGTGCCGCATTCTTGGCAGTAGAACCGCGGTGGCTCCGCCGTGGTGAAGCCCGACTGTGACCGCTCGACGACGTTAACCGAGCCGCAGTCGATACACGCGAACCGCCACGGAAACCCGTACTTGTCGCCGATCGGCGTTCGAGCCCTACCCCTCGGGCGTTCAAGACCCGGCATCGTCACCCCGCTCTGGGAAGTCATCGCGGTCGCGGTCCGAACACTCCGCACAGACGCGTTCGCCGTCGGGGCGGCCGGCTGCCACTTTCGTCGCAACGCCATCGGGGACGCGGTCGCACTCACTTTTTCGCAGGACGTGCCACTCGCCGTAGTAGATATCAGCTCCACACTCGACACACTCACCGGCAACGGCGGGTTTGTCCTGCCGCTCGATCACCTCGTCATCTATCGACAGCCCGTAGTCGAGGTCGGCGTCGATCGAGTCGTAGTTCGCGTCGAGTACCTCCACGATGTCGGCGATGTGATCGAGGACCGGTTCGATATCCTCGTGCGCCTGCTCGTGATACTCGTCGCCGATGTCGTCGAACGCCGCCGCGTCGAGTTTCGCCGCGTGTCGGCATAGGCGTCGATACTTCGCTTCGGTCGGGTGTTCTCGGGCATGATCGCCGTCAGTCATGTGTTTCACCTCGGCTGTCGCTTCCGTCGATGAGTCGTTGCCTGACTTCACGATACACGGCCCAGACCGGCGGGTAGAAAACGAAGCCGAGCAAAACGAGGAGGACACCGAAACACACCGCCGCGATCGCCGCCGCGAGTGTCGCCGCCGGACTACCGATCATCGGCAGTCACCTCCGTCTCGACGACCTCGACGATCGGATCGCCGTACTCCGCCCGGAACGTCGTCGGACACTCTTCACATACGTAGGTCTCGACGATCGTGTTTCGATGCCGTTGCGTGGCGACGATTTCAGTCGCCATCGAGTCGCACTCTGGACATCGCGGCATCAGAAAAACACCTCCGTCGGTCTGAACTCCGCTCCGATGTGGTCGGGCGTGCCGTCGTCGACCCAATCAGGCGATATCGAGAACTGCTTCACGTCGCGTTCGAGGTCGATCGCCCGAGCGTCGATATGGAAGTGATCGGCGCCGGGCGACCACTCGCGCCGGGTCGACCATCGAACCGACAGGACCGGCATCGCGCCGATCGCCTCCGCGAACGCGACAAACGCCTCCGTCTTCGCGACGCTGATGTCGATGTACTTGTCGGTCTCCGACGAGTTGTATTTCTCCTCGATCGCATACAACCGGCACAGGTCGGCCGGGAAAGCGTCGGAGGTCGGCTCCCCGACGAGGATGTCGCCGGCGTCGTGTGCGTGATGATAGCCGCCACCGCCCGTTTTGTCGACCTTCAGGCCGGTGTATCCCTGTTCCTCCAACGCGTTGAGGAGCTTTCGCTCGGTTCTACTTCCCATAGTCGATCACCTCTTTCTGCGCGTCGCGGAGCGCGGCGACGAACTGCGCGCCACACCCCCGGCACGAAAACGTCAGGTCGATGCCGTGGCTGAGGTAGTCAGTATTTTCGAGGTCGACCTCCGTCTGGTGACACTCCGGGCACTCATGAAGGTCACTCGTCATACTCGACCACCTCGTGATTCTCCGCGTTCAGTTTCGCACCGTTGAACGCCGACCGGATCACGCCGTCGCCGCCGACGTACGCGTCGAGAAAGTCCAGCGTGTTCGTCTCTTGAACGGTGACCTCGGTGCCGGCCTGACGGTCAGACGCCGTCAAAAACCGCGCTACGCGATCGTCGGCGTCATCTGCGTCAGACATCAGGCCTCACCCCCGAACACGCTGTCTTCGACCATCTCTGCCGTCTCGACGACCTCTGCCGCTTCCGGGTCATCCGCGATCGCGTAGTACTTCGCCACGTCGCGGAGCCAGCCGACCAGCGACTCGGCCCGCTCGGCGCTCATCTCGAACTCGACACGTTCGATCAGGTCGACCGTTTCCGTCCGGCCATCCCGCGACCGATCCGCCCCCGACTCGTGCGCGCTGGAGGGCTTGTTTCGGTCCTCCATCTTGATCGCCTCGTGCGCCGCCGGGTGATGCCGGTTCAGCGTCTTGTTCGCGTAGTTGCGATGCCGATGCGGCACGACTTCACGACTGAGGGCACACAGCGAGTCCCAGTCGCGGCTCGGATCGATCGCGGCCTCGATGACCGCGATCTGGTCGTCGTTAAGGTCGTCGCGATCGGTGGCCGCATCGGGCCACGTCTCAGTTGTCTCGACGCCCTCCGCGTCCTCGCCCGGCACCTCGACTTCGCCTTCTTCCGGCACCTCGATCTCCGACAGATACGTCATCGTCGCGTCGATCGCAGATCCTTCGTAGTCGCGATCCATCACCGATCACCTCCGAGCAGTTCGGCCGGGTCCGGGCGGCAGTCGGTACACACCGGTTTCGTGGTCGGCACGCCCATCGCCGTCCGCACCTTCACTTCGTTCGTCTGCGCTCGATACACCTCGCGCCCGCACTCGAAACAGTCGACCGTCGCCGCCGAGCGCGGGTTCCAGTTACACGTTTGGCAAACTGTACCGTTCAGGGGAGCGCCACAGCGCGGGCACTCCTCGGGTTCGATTTTACTCATAACCGGGGTAACAGGCCGCTAAACCGAATCGTTCAAACAGCCGATGCTACAGAAAACGACGCCGTCGTACCGCTCGACCGGGTCGTCTATCTGCCCGCCACACTCCGGACAGGACCCACCGGACGAGGGATCGACGCGGACGGCTTCCTGAAGCCACAGTTTCGACGCCGGCCAACTGTACGGCTCGCCATCCCACGCATCCGCCCCGACGAGAAACACGTCATCAACCGGCGTAACATCCGAATCGTCCCAGTAACTGGTGATCGACTCCTCGGTGCCGTCGCCAGTCGTGATCGTGTGTTCGCCGGCAGGACGCGCCGACGGCTCCACTATCGATCCGTTGACGGTCCGGTCCGTCTTCGTTTGGGCGAAGACATCCGCGTCAACTAACGGGCGGCGAGAGACCTCACCGACCTTTCGCAACTCCGCTTCTAACGACGTGTCCCACGTCAAATCGAGTCCAGTCGGGTCCCTTTTGCCAATCCCCTCAAGCTTCGGCATCCTCACCTCCCGACAGCGCCGTCAGAATCGACGCCGCCGTTTCCTCGCCGATACCGTCGACACGCTGAAGCGCCTCCCAGTCGACATCCGAGACGAACGCCGTCATCGACGGCCACCGCTCGGCCAACGCCGCCGCCGTTTTCGGGCCGACGCCGGGGAGACACGCGTACATCTGCGTCGTCACATCGGCGTCTCTGCCGGTGATGTCCGGGGAGGGCACGTACGACCGGCTCGGGTCCTCGACGTGCTTACGCGCCAATCTCACGCCGAGATCGACGAGTAATTCGGTCGAGGAACACGGGATCACCGCCTCGATCCCGTTTTCCCGCGCCGTCGTCGACGCGATATGCCCGCGAACCGACGCCGGCGACATCCCCGACTGCCATAACTGCTCGGACTCGACGAGGTCGCCGTCGATCAGGATGTACGCCGTCTCGAACGCGTCGGCGAGCTTCTCGATCTGCTCGGTAATCCGCCCGTCCTCGATTGAAGCGACGTAGTCGTCGATCGTCTTCCGCTCGACGCCGACCGTGCCGAAGACGATGTCCGCCGCGGCCAACTCCTCACGCTCGACGCCGTCGACCTCCTCGTGTTCGGCGACCAACGCCGCCACCTCGACCGGCTCGCGCGTGTCGACGACGGCCGGCACCGACTCCTTACTCATCGCCCATCCTCCTCCGTGTACCGCCACATCCGACGCCACCGCGAGTTACCCGACCGCTCCCGCTCCTCGAACCGCGAGTCCTCCTCTAACATCCAGACGACGCGGAGTTGATTGTGCGTTATTGTCTCTTCGTCGTACAGCTTGAGGATCTCGCGGGCCGTCACGTTCGTTTTCACATCGCCGTGATCGACGACGAACCGTTCGAGGAGACGCTCCGCATCGTCGATGGTGAGTTTTTCAGGATTCTGGTAAAATGCCATGTTCGACGACCTCCAGCGTCGCGGGGATCGTTTGCTCGCCATTGCTCCGTTCGACAGCGAGTCTGTCGATATGCCGACCGACGTACACCCGCGTCCGGGGCGTTCCTTCACGTTCGATGTGAAGCCGCTGCTCGTACGGCTTCGTCTGATACCACTCCGCCGTCGGCATCCGCAGGACGATGTTATCCCGGTCGGATGCGACCGCGATTTGAAACTCATGGCCAATGCCCTGACACGTCACGAACTGCTCTTCTGGCGTCAGATGCCGCTCGACATATCGAATCGGCAAGCGCACGAACGACCGCGACGCATCGATAACGGAGAGTTCCACGTCAGTCGGCACCGGCAGTCACCTCCGACAGTTTTTGCTGAATTGAACACTTCACTTCATTTTGGTGTTCCTTCTCAGTGTGTCGGAAGTAACTCGGATAGGGGTGATACTCACCTGTGCCTTGGTCGAACACCAACACCTCGGCTTCGAGGATCGTCTCCGGCAGCAGCGCCGCCATGAACCCCCACGCCCCGGACACCTGAAACGGCACGATGTACCGGTCGTTGAGCAGGTCGTCGGCCTGCGCCGCCAACTGCTCTCGATCGAGTTCGTGGTTATTGAAGTTCCAAATCGTCATCCCGGCGACGCGGCGCGGACTCAACGCCCGCCGCCTGACGAACGATACCACCTCGTCGGGCGTCGTGCCGTTCTCGACCAGCAGCGCGTCGTCGAGATACGGCGTCCCGAAGCTCTGACTCATCGTCGTTTCACCGGCGGTCGGTCGCCACCCAAACAACCGCGGGGAATTGAACCCCGCCACGGAGAGTAACTCCGTTACGCCAGCGGTTGCTGCCCGGTTTCGAGGTCTTCTAACTCGATTCGGGCGTCGTCGTTGTCTGTCTCAAGACACGCTGCGAACAGCTCCAACGCTTCTTGGGGCGAATCACCCCGCACCGGCCTGTCAAGCTCCTCGTTTTCAACTTGCCAGCCCGTTCGCTCTTCATCGGTAATCCGATCGCGGAGCCGTACCTCTCGCAACGTCAATTCTACCTCGGTTAGCTCGGTTTTCGGCATACTGACACCAGCGGTAGGTCGCCACCCAAGCGGGTGGAGGGACTCGAACCCTCGATTCAGCCGCCCCCAGTCGAACACGAGAAGCGTCGCGTCCCGGTGGCAGGATTACTCATGGCCTCGACAGCCAACTCCGGAGGAATACGCGGAGCGAATACTGGAGGATGGGCCTCGACTGATACCTTCACAGCACACCCGCAAAAATGAGAGTTAGCGCACTACGCCTGATCCGCCACGTCGTCGCGGGCATCGAGGATCGCGCCGATGAGACTCGCCTTCGACAGCCGCATCGGGTTCTCGATGCCGAGCCGCTCCGCCTTCGACTCCAGTACGTCGACCGACTGATCGGCGAGGCGGCGACGTACGACCATCCGGTCGAGGTCGCCCTCGTTGTCCTCACCCGCTGCCGTCGATGGAGCGGGCGCATCGCCGTCGCGCTCGATCCGCACCGTTCCGTCGTCGTAGACGACGGTGTACGCGTCGAGCGCGGTCGCGATGTAGTCGAGGTCGTCCTCGGTCGTCGCGGCCCGCGTTTCGCCGTACAGGACCGTCTCGCGCTCGCTCATCGTCAGTTGAAGCCGATCGTCGCCGCGTCGTCGTCGAGGCTGTCCTGGCGCACCTGTTCGGCCAGTTCCTGCCCGTCGTAGCCGTCGATGTCAACGTCGGCCTTCTCACAGATCTCGATCGCCCCGGCGGCGAGCTTCGAGAAGTTCTCCGGCGTGAACACGTAGGCGTCGCCGTTGATCTCGACGTGAATCATCTCGTCGTCCGCGACGTACTCGGCGCCAAGCGCGACGACGAACGACGGGTCAGGCATTTCTGCGGCTCCACCACTCAGCATCGCCTCAAGCGGGTTTCCACTCATCGTTTGAACACCGCCCTCTTGACTTCCGGCTCGCGCCTCGCTGTCCGGGCCGGACAGGCACACCCGACCGGGGTTCGGCAGGGCGTGATAACAGAGAGATGGACGAGACACGCGCGTCTCTCGACCGCGACATCGTCGCAGGTGGAACGCGACGCGCCTCATCCGAAACCGCGTCTACTCGCGTCTGGGGCGGAGATATTCGATGTGGGGATCAGGGAGCGTCATACCGTCGATATGCCAGCGAGCGTACTGCGCGCGGGCCGTCGTCGCCCCCTCAAGCCACGGTTGCTCGACTAACAGCTCAACCTCACCCTCGACCTCGCGAGTAAACACCGGCACCTCCATCGTCCAGTAGCCGAACTTGCCCGCGTACTTATTCGACGCCGTCGCCGAAAACACGCGGAACCCGAGTCGATACTGTTCACCCGGTTCGACCTCGTCGGGGATGTCGCGCTCGTCGGACATGGGCTTAAAACAGGATGTCCTTCACGAGAGACCGGGCGCCGGCCAGCGCCTCGTCGGCCGGGCGGTGTTCGAGTTTGTGGAAGTACTGACTCGCGTTGATTGACTGCTGGTCGAAGTCCTCGTCATCCTCGCGGATGTAGATGCCGACCACGGGGAAGTCGCACATCGCCAACTGGTCGCGGTACAGCTCCCGGTGATCCGGCTTCCCGTCCGTCAGGACGATGACGAACGGATGTCCGCCCTGCTGATCCAACCGCTCACGAGCCAGCGCGAGCGTATCCGACAGCGGCGTGCCGCCGTCGGCCCGGCCGTTGAACATCTTCTCCTTCGCGTCCGCGACGGACTCGGGGAAGTCCTTTTCCAACCGGGTCAGGTCATCGAACATCGACATCACCGCGGTCTCGACTTCGACCTCCTCCAACGCCATCGCCAGCGCGCCGGCGGCCTCCTCGGTCGGCGTCATGAGGCTGTTTCCGAAGTTCGACATCGACCCCGACCGGTCGACCGCGATGACCGCCGAGTAATCCTTCGCGTCGGGCTTGGACGTGTTCTGGAACACGTTGGTCTTGCCCTTCGACACGTTCTTCATCTGCGACGTGTCGACCTTGCCGGTCGACTTCTTCTTCTGTTTTTGCGACGCACGCTGCTTCTGGAGGCGCTGCTCCAGCTCGCGGGCGAGCGGCTTCTTCATCCGCTTCGCCTCCTCGAACGCGTCCTGATCGAACGTGCCGGGCGCCGACGTAACGACTTCCATCTCCGGATCGATGTCATCGTCATAGTCGGTCTGGATCACCCGGACCCACTCCTCCGCTGACTTGACCGACGCCTCGGTGCCAACCTCCTGCCGCTGCCGGTCGACCTCGTCGGAGTAGTCGATCCGGGCGTCCTGCTTGACCGGCGCCATCTCGAAACTGTCACTCAACTCGGCCGGCTCGCCGCCGTCGCCATCGTCGTCATCGTCCGGTGCGGCCGCCGGGGCTTCCTCGCCTTCCGAGCCGTCGTTCGCCGTTGTATCCGGTGAGATGGCCTCCATGTCGAACGTCGGCGTCGTCGTGTCGCCCGACTTCACGGTGCCCTTGATGTCGGCGGCGTGGTCGTCGACGAACTCCCGCAGGATCGCCGGCCGCTCCTCGGCGTCCGTCTCCGCGAGGTACGCCTCGATCGTGTCTTCCAACGCCGGGAGGATCGTATCGACGTACGTCTCTCGATCGTCGTCGGTCAGGAACTCGATGTCCGCGTCGGCCGGGTCGACGAGCTTCTCGTGCCACCCGAGCGGGTGCTTCTCCTCCCACAGCCGGTAGACGATCGCGTTCAGGATGGAAACCGTCTCCTCGTCGTTCTGCTTGAGGAGGTTCTCGTTGGTGATCCGGAACTCGTTTTCCATCCCGAACCGGTCGGCCGCCCGCGGCTCGATGAACGCGTCCTCGAACGCGTCGAACAGTTTCTTGAACAGCGCCTGATCCGGGTCATCGACGACCACCATCTCGGCCTCGACTGCGGGCCAGTCCGTCCACTTCAGGTGACCGATTTCGTGATACAAGTCGGTCTCCTGAACCATCAGGTCCCACTCACCCTCGGGGACCGACGTTTCCGTCTGCTCCGGCACATCGGCCCGCACGTTGATGATCTTCCGGTCGGTGTATCCGAACTCGGTATCCGCGTCCGCGAGGTCAGCGTACGCCCGATCGCCGCTGACCTGAACGAACACCTCCTGATTCGTCGACATAATCGCCCGCTTCTCGAGGTGTTCGCGACGGGCCTTTGATTCGCGCAGTTTTTCTCGGCCGCCCTCACCGAAGCGGCGCTCGACCGTTTCGACCTTCGTGTTTGTATCGAGGAACATGGTTACCAGTTCTGACTGCTGATGTGTTGTTTGATGTCCTGTCGATCCTCCGGGTCGGCGCGGCCGACAAGCACCATCTCGGCCGCCGCCTCGAAGCTGCCGAGGCGGTCGGCCATCCGCGCCACCTGAACCACGTCGCGGGTACTGATCCACGTCGACGTTTTGCCCATCCGTTTCAGTGACCGAATACCGGTGACGACGCCGCCATCGTCGCGCAACAGCGTGTCGATCGCCGGGTCGTCTCGATCGAACGGCGTCTCCATCTCGATGACGCGGCGCTCCGCGTCCTCCGACAGCGGCGGGAGCCGGACCGGGTAGAACCGGCTCGATGTCGCCGCGTCGAGCATCTCGCGGCCACCGTACCCGACCTCGTTGGGGTTCATCGTGGCCGCGAAGATGAACTCGTCGTGCGGCTCGATGACCTGGTTCGTCTCGGGGATGACAATCTCCGACGAGTCCGCGTCTTCGAGGATTTTGTTCAACATCGTCTGGACTTTGCCGCTGAGGGCGTTGAACTCGTCCAGAACGAACATATAGCCGTGCCGCAGCGCCGTCGTCAACAGCCCTTCCTCGTACTCGAACCCGCCGTCCTCCGTCGGCTGATACGTGCCGACGAGGAGGTCGACGAAGTCCGGATCGTCGTTCGCGACGAGCCGAACCATCGGCCGGTTCGTCCGCGCCGCGATGTGTTCGAGGAGCGCGTCCTTCCCGATGCCGTGCTTGCCGATCAACAGCGTCGAGAAGTCGTCGTCGGCGAGCGCCGCCGTCACGACATCCACGTCCGTCTTCTTGTGTAGCTCACTCTCGTCGTCCTGACTCATCCGGCGCCGGATGTAGCCGGTGTTCGCGTGCCGGGGGACCTCCGGGTGACCCGTATCCTCTAACACGGGGAGCGACCCGAACGTCTCCGTCGTCGCCGCACCGGCATCTTCGGCGACCAACTCGTCGCTGTCGCCGTCGAACGCGTCCGCGAGGTGGTCGCTCGGCACGACCATGTCGTCGGCGCCGGCGCGCTTCTCCTTCTCCGCGACCATGCTGTCGGCGACGTACTGCTTCGCCGTCGACTCCGCGATGTCGATCTCGGCGACCAACTCGTCGACCGCACGATCGTACGGGACTTCGCCGTCGTTTTCGTGGAGTAACCGCTTCAACTGGGCCTCGGATTTCTGGGTTGCCATATCGTTCGCACACCTCCGTTATCGCCCGCTTAGCGACCCGACCGGGGATTTTTGGTGGGTTCGGGCCGGTCTACCACGTCACGGTGGGGCGACGCAGACCGGTAAAGGAGGAGCGGTGTGCCGGCGTTACGCCTCAACCGGCTCCGCTTCGTCGTCGTCGGCCTCGAAGTCGTCGAGGTTGGCCTGTGCGATCACGTCGTCGACGATCTCCGTCTTCTCGTCATCGCTGAGCTGCTCCTTCTGCCGTTCGAGCGCGTCCTCAATACTGATCTCCGCATCGAGGAGGCCGTTGTATATCTCGGCCGTCTCGCTCGCCTCGGCGTTGATGTCCGCCTTGATCGCGTCGACCGCCTCCGCCGCGGCCTCGCCCTCGTCGAACGCGTCGAGCGCCTCCTCGACGATGTCGTCGACCGCCTTCTCCAGCGTCTGCGTGACAGCCGCCTCGACCCACGCCTGCTTGTCCGGCGTATCGAGGATCTCGAACGTCCGAATCGCCATCGGCTCACCGCGCTCCTTGTACGACTCGTTGATGCGGTCGAACAGCTCGGCGAGGTCCTCGACGAAGTCGATCATCGCCGCCGGGAAGAGGTACACCGACCGCTGAAGCTTGATGACGTTCTGTGTGTACCGCCGAACCACCCGGTAAATCATGTCCCGCATATCCGTCGCGGTGTGAGTGTGCTGGAACTCTTTGTGAAGGTTCCGCGCACCCTCCGACACGTCCTTCCAAACCGGCGCGAGGTAGTCGTCTTCGCTCAGGTCGTCGTCGGCGCGGGCGATGAGCCGGTTCGACTCGTCATCGTAGAAAATATCGCCGAGGTGGAACTGCCGCCACTCGCCGCCCTCGGTGCCGGACTCCTCCTCGTCGAAGAACACCTCACCGCGGACGTGATGCCAGCGGCGGCCTTCACCCTCTTTGATGTCGACGGTGACCCGATGCTCCTCCTCGACGCCATTATCGGCCCGCGGCGCCTCGACGAAGTAATCGTCGAGCCAATGCTTCGTCATGTGCTCGATCGTCCGGCTGTACGCCTTCCGCGGCGTCGGCTGCGGCGGCGCGATGTCGTCAGGGAGGCCGATGTCCTCCATCTGATCCATCAGCCAGTCGCGGGGCGTCAGCGCCGACCACTCGGCGCCGACCACGTACGTCACGCCGTATCCGATGACCTCATGGTCCTGATCGCCGGTGAGGTCGGCGAGTTTCGCTTTTTCGGCGTCGATGCCACTATCGAGTTGGGTTTTCCCAGACATAGTTCACACACCTCGAACCCGGTGACTTCCGCTCGGGCCGCCGCTCGGCCGTCATCGCTCGCTGATGGGCGGTCAGGCATGGCCGCGAGGCCATGATAACGACGAGACGGCGCGTGCTTGCCGTCTCTACGCGTCGAGGGCGGCGGTGCTGGCTGTCACCCTCGCGCCGCATAACGACGCTGTCTCGGCAAGTTCGGCGTCCGTCGTGTCGGACACCGCGCCGCTCGGGTATTCGATGCGGTATATCGTCGTCATATTTGAACCACCACCTTCCAAACGTCGGTGTACCGCGGATCGTTGACCTCCTCCGCGGCGATGAGCGCCCCGAGCGCGATGTTTGTATCGAACTCACGCTCCGCGCGACGCTTCGCGACGTTTTTCGCGACCTGCTCGGGCGACGACGACACACCCTCCGCGAAGCCGTACTCGCTGAGGTTGATTTCGTACGTCACGGTCGCCTGAAGGTTATCGCGTTTCACGTCAATCTCGTCGGGGATATCGGCCATTACGCCATCACCTCGACGAACTCGCCGTTCTCGTCGACCTCGGCGATCGCGGCGTCGCTCGCGGGCTGTTCGACTCCGACCGGGGTAACGCGTTCTTCGCACATATCGCAAAACACTCCGTTTCGCCGTCGTACGGCTCATCAGGCCGGCTTCAGCCGGCGACGGATTGATGCGCCCCGTCGAGTGTTACTCGCGGGGGACTCACTTGCGCGACGCCCCCTCGTTTCCATGTCCGCTACTCGCGCGTCTGGCCTAACCGCGCTTTGAAAAACGCCGCCGGAAGCTCACGCTGTACCGTCGACGGGATGACTACCTCGGTGTACGCTGTACGCCGTGTCGGCGCACGCGGTCGACTGGGCGGGGAACTCGGGGTCGCTGGCTCTCGCCTCGCCGTATCCCACGTCTAAGCCCCGTTTCCACGGACTGCCACTCAGGGCACGTCGGCGTCGGTCTGTGTCGTGACTTTACTCACACGGGCTCCGACGCTTTATCGCTCGACGCTGTCCGGCTCGCCAGCACCGCCGCTCACCGGACGAGATCGAACGCCCGCTGATCCACACCCGAGGTTCCAGAGGCTCTCTGCGGCCGGCACCGCGCCGCGTCGAACGTGGGGATCCTCGCCCGACCGGGGTAGCGCCTTGCGCCCGCTTCCACTCGGGCACTCCGAACCGGCGCTGGTTCATGGACCTCCTCTCGGAACGTGCTTGACCGGGCAACCCCGGTCACGACCTGACCCCGCTTGGCGAGGGGCGTCGGCCGCTGTCGTCGCGTGGGTTCGCACACCGCAACTGCCTTCGCCTTCTTCTCACCCGTACATACGTTCCGGGGGATAATAAAACTTTACCTGTTCAAGCGAGGTTTGCCTATAAACATCCCCTCGACCTCCGGGGACTCCGGGGCTAACTCACCCCCAAACACCCCGTCAGACGAGGCGCAGATACTCGCGCGCGCTCCGCGCCTACCACGAGGTCGAGGAGGCCGAGTCCGAAGCCGGCACGATCGTCCGCCCGCCGCTGCTATTCCACAGGACACGATACCGCCGATTCGCCGCGTCGAGGCCGTCGTCGAACGCCGTCGCCACGTATTCGAGCGCGGTATGGAGGTCGCGGAGTGTCTTTTCGTCGAAGAACGAGTCGAGAAGGCGCCAAAATTCCGTGCCGACCGGCTCTCCGCCGATCGTCACGTTCGACTCATCCTCGCGGAGCATCGCGTCGAACGTCCGATTCATGTCGAGGATCTGCTGGAGGTTGTGAAGGACGATCGGCGTCGAGTCGAGCGAGGTCTCGCCTGAGGCAATCGCGTCGAAGCCGCGATCGCGTTGCGTCCGTGTACACACCGGACATCGGCACGGGAAGAAGTCGAGTTCCGTCGGCGACAGGTATTCGTTCTCCTCTTCATCGCGCGTCGACAGGACCGTGAACCGGCGCCGCGCCGTGCGCGGCAACTCGAACCGCCGTGCCTTCGCGCCGTACGTGTGCGCGGTCGAGTCGGACGTAACCATCTGGTCGGTCCGACTGGCGTAGTACATCAGGAGCGGGAGCTGTTGCTCGCCCGACACCTGAAGGACGTGAATATACTCAGCGTCGTCGAGGTACTCGGCCGCGAACGCGAGATGATACGCCACCTGCCCGATCGACGTGGCCGGCTTCGGCGACAGCGTCCACGCACGGGGCTTTTGGAGGCCGGCGTCGGCCGCCCCATCGACCGCCCGCTTCCACCACTCGCGGGCGAGCTTGTGCGAGTCGTCGGCGCGGGGATGCGGCCGGGCTTGGATCACCGGCGCGAACAGGTACCCCGCCGCGCCGTCGGCGCCGTCGTCGCGCAACTCCTGAAGTCGATGGCCCATCCGTTCGACCATCTCGCGGTGCCGGACGGCGTGGTCGTAGAACTGCGACTCCCACTCACGGGTGAACTCGTCTTGCGCGGCGAAGTTTTGCGTCCCTTCGGTGTTACCGTACGGCGGGAAGTCGATGGTCGAGCCGGCGTCGGCGTTCCGCACCTGCCACTCAACGAGCCGCTCCGGGTTGATCCGGTACTCGTTGAAGTCGTGGTCGGCCGGGTCATCGACCATTTCCGCGTCGTCGATCGTCACGAGTTGGAACCCGCCCGAGTCGGCGAAGATGAACTGCTCACCGCGCTCGAACCGAAACACGTCGCGGAAATCGTGTTCACTCAGGTCGACGCCGCCGATCCCCCCGGCCGGATTGACGAGCGCGAACGGATGCGCCGGCATCACGGAGTCGGACTCCCACCAACTCATCTCATGGCCGTCGAGCAGGTAGTCGTGGTCGGCCTCGGTCGACGGCAGCCCGGTATCGATGTCGCGCCGGCTCCCGTATCGCTGCGCCGCGATCCGGGCGATCGAAAAGCCGAACACAGGCATGAACGTGTACCGTCCGCGCCGGAGGACCGACTCGACCGACCCCGCGCTCGTCACGGCGTCATCTGTTGACGAGACACCGTCGTCTTCGGTGCCGTCCGCGCTCCATGTAGTATCGGACGCGGGGCTCCGGTTGACCATCTCGCCGCCGTCTGACCGCGTCTCTGGCGTCGGCCCCCACGCCGAGGGATCAGGCCCCGACATCCGCGCTCACCTCCAGCAACGCCTGATTCACTTCGATGAGGCGATGCGCGCGGTGATGCGGCACGTCGACATCGCGGTTATACGGCTGGTCGTAGACGACGACCGTGCCGGGGGCATCCCGCTCCGCGACCGCGGCGGGGAGCCGTGGATCGTCGTCGACGTACACATCGTAATCGAGGGCGGCTTTCGACCCGTCGACGCGGACGAACTCATCGAACTCGATGCCGTGGTCATCGAGCCACCGACGCCGATACTGTTCAGCGCCTTTGTGGTCGGGGTACTTCGAGACGATGTCGAGCGTGTCGACCTCCGGATGCGTCTTGATACTGTACGTCTGGAAGCTCGGCGCCGGCTCCATCGGCTCGATCTCCTGATGCCGGAGCGTCCACGCGTGCCACAGCGCAGACAGGTACCGGGCCTCACCGAACTCCTCTAACCCCCACTCCCACGACTCGATATCGGCGTACGAGTAGTCGTGGTCGGGGCCGCAGATGAGGTCGAACGCGACGCGACACGTCGCCGCGATCGTCGAGTCGAGGTCGAGGGCCACTCTCATCGGTGTTCACCGTAGTCGCCGACCGTCAGGTCGTCAGGGTCCGTCTCACCACGCTTTACCTGACACGCCGCGGCGATGCCGGCGTACCCCGCCACATCGCGCGGATGGTCGATATCGTACTCGCCGACCGCGTTACGGCTCATCTTCAGGATCGCCATCATGTACGCGACATCGAGGCCGGTGAGTTCCTCGTGCGACGCGAGGATGCCTTGGCCACGGAGATACCACGTCCAACCGTCGGCGATGTGCTCTTGATTTTCGACGGCGTCGCCGTGCGTGTCCCGGTCCGAGTCGACGAGCCGGCCAACGTCTTCCAACACGTCGCGCGCCAGTTCGTCGCCGGTCGATCCGGGCGCCGGCTCCGGCTGGCCGTGCGCCACGTCCTCAACGCCAGTCGGGTCGCCATTAGTCATCGCTCGGCACCCCTGCGAACGACGACTCATCGATCAGACCGGCCCGCTCCGCGAGGCCCGACGCGGCGTAGAACACCGCGGTATCGCCGGCCGCGAACACCATCTTAATGATGTACTCCGTCGTGATGATGGAGATCGTCACGGCGAACGGCACGGTCGTTCCGCCAAACACCGGCGGCAGGATGATGAACGCGAGCCACGTCCAGACGGCCGTATCGACAAGTTGGGAGGTGCCGGTGCTGATCATGTTCCGCGCCCACTTGTGCCGGAAGCCGGTAACGCGGCGGACCGCGTGAAACACCGAAACATCGATGTTCTGCGACAGGATCAGCGACAGGACCGATGCGGTGACGATCGAGTACGACCCGCTCAGCACGGCGGCAAACTCCGATGCGAGGGAGTAATCGGCCGCGGCGGGCATCCACACCGCGAACGAAACCATCGCGAACGTCGCCGCCAACGCGATGATCGTCGCGTTCACGACTCGCCGCGCCGTCTTCTTGCCGTACACCTCACTCAGCAGGTCGGTCATCAGGAACGACACGCCGATCATGAACGCGCCGACCGATCCCGTCATCTCCCCGAGGATCGGGAAGTCGTACACCGCGAGTTTCGTCGCGGTGATGTTGGCCGTGACGAGCGACGCCACGAACAGCGCCACGATCGTCATCTTTACGAACGATGCGTCAAACGTCGTCGACAGCTTGGATTTCACAGACATGACCGGGGTAACGATGGGATTCAATTCGCGGACGATTCGCCTCGGGCGCCGGACCGCAGGATCTCGCGGTCGATCGCGCCGAACTCGACTGTCTCCTCGATGCCGCCACGTCGCGCCTGTTCGAGACGAACGTAACAGTCGACGAGGTCGGCCGTCTCGGTGATGTCGCGGTATATCTCAGCCCCGAGGTTCTCGGCGCTGATTTCCGCCTCGCGCCACGACTCGACGTATTGTTTCAGCGACTTCGACTCGATGCCGGACTCACCGGGGATGTACCGGATGACGAGCCGGTAAAAGTCTGGGCCGCCGAAGTCGAACGGGCAAAACGCCGTCAACTCCTCCGTATCAAACGACACAACACGGCCAGCGTCGATCGACGGCGCCGCGATTTCTTCGAGTAGTGCGCCACGTTCGTTCTTGACTTCGTGTTCATACATGAGTGACCGGGGTAACGGTGTCTCTCACTCAATTCACGACATCTCGCCGCGTCGAACCGTTTTCGCCGTGGCCGGGCGCCGCTCGTCGCTCAGTGGTCCGTCGCCCGACTGCCGCCGGACAACCGTGAACACCGAATCACGGCCGAGCGACGCGGTGACATCGGCGAAGATGCGATCAACGACGGCCTCAACACTCTCTGCGTCATCGACATCCAACTCGCGGATGTACTCCTCGAACGCGCCGGCCCCGATCGACTCGCCATCGGGCGTAAACTCCACCTCGATCGTGAGTCGACCGAGTTTCGTCCCCTTCTCGCGTTCAAGCAGGACACGCCGGTCGGAATCGTCTATCTCGTACGTTTCGAGCGTGGTTTCTTGGGTCATACCACACCGGTATATTACACACGGGGAGGGTTACCTCACCCGCGTTACACACTTGGCAGTTCGTAAATCACCACGCTACCACGATGTCCCGGCCGCGGACTCCGCGAGCTGTGGCTCCTCGTCTTGGTCGATGTCTTCGTCAGCCCACGCCTCCATATCGTCGGTATCGATGCCCAACGCCTCGATCGCATCTTTCGAGAGGTCGTGGTCAAGCGCCAACTCCATGCGCTCGTCTTCATCGAGGCCACGGAGGATCGGGTACACCCGCCGCTTGAACTCGTAATACGAGCCGGCGAACGTGAAACCGCGCTCGTCTTTCAACTCCTGATACACCGCCGCCTCGGGACTCGACCCGTCCGGCCCGTCCGTCGTCGACCGGAACCACGAGGGAAAGTTGACGTTGATGTAGCCGCCGTACGGCTCCGTCAACCGCGTCTCGGGCAACATCTCGACGAACGCATAGGCGTAACGTTGGAACCGGAACTCCTGCCGCTCCCACGCTCGACCCGCCCACTCGTCGGCCGCCGCGAGCGCCTGATACGCGACGCCCTGCTCCAGTCCGCGAAACTCCGTCGTGATGTTCTCATCTGCCCAGAGAATCGCGTCGTCTGGCCGAGAGAACGTGTCGTCATCCGCGGCCAGGGCATCACGCCACGTCTCGGCATCGCCGCTCAGCAACGCGTCTATCGCCGAGAACTCGCCCTCGTCCCACGTCCGGCCATCGGCGCCGGCCGACCCACCGCCGGCGACGTGCTGGAGGTCGTTGATCGCCGAGCGGAGGTCGGGCCGCTCCGCGAGCCGCTTCAGCTCCGACGGCGCGAGGTCGATCCCTTCCGCTTCGGCGATCTCTTTGAGCTTCGCCTTCCGCGACCGCACGCCAAGCGAAAACTCCCGCACTTCGGCCGCCGATGTGATCGGGTCCGGCACCTCATACTTGTCGTTGGCCGTCAGGATGACCGGGTTCGACGGGTCGCGCAACTCCTCGTACAACGGCGAGAGATCGACCGCCGAGTGTTGCGAGTCCACCTCGTCGACGAGGACGAGTTGGTGGTCGGCCGTCGTCGGCGTCGACCGCATCGTCCGCGTGAACTGCGCGATATCGTCGCTCGTCCGCGCCGCCGACGCGTTGATCTCATGAAGCGGCCAGTCAAACGTGTCGGCCGTGACGTACGCCGTCGACGTCTTGCCCGTTCCGGGCGGGCCGACCAACAGTTGCGGCGGGTCGCCGGGCGACCAGTTGGCCGCCCAGTCACGGATCGCATCGAGATCCTGATTGTTGCCCTGAAGTTCGTCGAACGTCTCGGGCCGGTACTTCTCGACGAGCTGCTCACTCATCGTTCGACCCCTCCGGCTCACCGCCATCGGTCTGCGCCGCCCCCTCGACGCTCCGCAAGTACGCGACCCACGGCACGCGGTCGTTGAGGTCGTCGGCATCAGGCATCGCCTCCCACCTCAAGCTCGAGTTGCCGCTTCTTTTGAACGACCGTCCCGCAGGACCGCGAACAGGTCACGGTGTTTCGTCGCTGTGCGGCGGTGAACTCATCGCCGCAGACGACGCACGTTCGCTGCTCGTACTTCTCGCTGTCTACCGCTTGGGCTGACATTTTGACCGGGGTAACGTGGATCGGTATTTTACCAGCCCCAATCCGAGGCCGTATCTTCGTCGGCATCCGCAACGGCGCCCTGATCGTCGGTGTTCCACTCACCCGACCAGTCGCCGCCCGCGGCGCTCGTCGTCTGTGCGCCTTGCTTGAGTTCGGTCCACCGCCATCCGACCTCGTCGAGAATCGGTTCGAGCGGACTTTCTAACGCTCGTTCGAGGTGTTTGTCGATATCGAGGTCGAAGCCGTCAGGCACGTCATCTGTCCAGTCAAGCGCCAAAACGTCGGTGCCGGGCGCCATCGTCGGCGTCGACTCTACGAAATACATCCACGGGTCGTCTCCAACACGCCAGTCAGCATCGAGCGTCTGATTCGCGTACCGACAGGCACGGGCGACCTGCGTATTCCCGTAGTCGTCGAGCGGCTGCCCGAGCGACGACGGTAACGCGATCTCGTACGGCTCGATGTCGCCCGCCTCGATGTCGTCGATCAGGCCGCGGATGTACGCCGAAACCTCGTCGAACGACTCTCCAGCAAGGATGCGGTTGATCACCTCGGGCTGTGCGCGTTCAGTCAACTCCGGCGCGTCGGACCGCTGCGCCTCGAACCCCGTCGTATCGATATCACCGTCGACACGCTTGCCTTCCGTCCAGACGATCCGGCCGGCATACCGCTTTTTACTGCCGGCTTGGATGAACCGCCGGTAAAGCTTCTCGAACTCGTACACCAGCGCGTGCCGATCGGTGCCGTGTAACTCTCCGTCCGCGTCGAGGTATGGATGGGTGCCGGTGAGGTTCGAGGCGGCGACGCATCGATCCATGCCCTCGTTGATGTGTGCCTCTAACTCGTGTCCGCGGTCGAGGGCGGTTTCGATGTCTTCGTCCGGCTCCGCGAGCGATACGAGGACCGAGTCCGTATCTCCGTAAATCGTCTCGTAACCGCGTTTTTCGGCGATTTCCTTGCCCATCCACAGCGCATATCGCGCGGCGGACGTGACGGCGTCACCGAGGCCGTACTGCCCGAGGCGCCAGTAGTTATTCGACATCACCCCGTAGAACGAGTTCATCACGACCTTGATCGCCGCCTGTTTCCGGTCGTACACGCCGTACAACTCGTCTTCCGGGTCGTTCTCGTCGCGAAGCCGCTTGAACTTCGCTCGGCGCGGGAAGAGCCGGCGCAGATACTTCGGGATGAGCCCCTCGGTCGACAGGTCCGACCACATCGTATCGAAGCCGATCGCGTCATGGCCGAACTCCCCGCCGTCGGCCTCGTCGGCGTTCGGGAGCCACGGGATATCGATCGTCTGCGGCACCGGGCCGGGTTCCATGTCGTCGTAGAAGTGCGTTGTCTCGGGGCTGATATTCCACGTAATAATGACCGAGGGATACAGCGACTTGAGGTCGACCACACCGACCCACTCCTCGATGCCGTCGGCCGGCGTCAGCACCAGTCCGCCGTCGTTCGGCGGGATGTCCGACTCCTCCATCGACGGCAGAATCTCGGCGTCGCTCGACTGCGACATGAGGTAACCGTCGACGAGCCGCATCGTCTGCGACGTATCCGACAGCTCCACCTGACACAACTCGGCGAGTTCGAGGTGAAACTCGTGGATCGCCTCGTGGCGATCGAGCGCGACCGTCAGCGCCACGTCGATAATATTGTACGCGAGCAGGTCAGACGGCCGGTTCTCGAACGCGTCGGTGATATCGACGTTCGGCATCTTCCCCACGTCCAACTTCCGCTTGGCGACGTAGTCGAGGCCTTTTGAGCGCCACTCGCCGAACGACATCGTCTCGGTGAAGCCGTCCATCATGTCGAACGCGGGGAGGCCGTCGACCATCCGCGGCAGCTTCCGCCGGCGCGACGCGTAGCCCGTATCAGACAGTTCGTGGCGAGTCACGTCGCCGAGGTCCAACTCCGCCATCCGACCGAGCAGGTAGTCCCAGTCAAACTCCACCCAGTTCCACCCGCTCGTCACATCCGGCCGCCGTTTCTCGACGAGCCGGATAAACCCGCGTAACAACGCGCTCTCGTCGTCAAACCGACGGAGGGTAATGGGCCGGTCGACTTCCTCGGCTACCGCGTCTGCGTCGAGATGCGCGTTTAACGCGTCGCTGACCGCGTCGGGTTCGACCGCGCCGTCGGGATCGAGGTACAACGCGATGTACTCGTCTTCGTACGAGTCCCACGCCGTGATATGGCTAATTGGCTGGCTATACTCATCGAGGAGTTCGGGGATCGTCAGCCCCGCGTCGAACTGTAACACCTCGATATCTGCGATCAGGAGACGGGGTTCAATCGGGTCCGACGGCATCGCCGGGTCCGTCTCAATCGCGTCGATCGAGCAGCGACGCGTCTCCGGCACGCGGATGTACCCGGAGAGGTCGTAGTCGATCGTACACCGGCGGTAGTACGGGATGTCCGCCTCATGGTCGTCATCGACTGCGTCGGCCAACTCGCCGGCGTGTTGCGGCGTCAGCGTGTCGACGCGGGAGAGCGGTTTTCCGTCGTACGACTCGAAGCCACTCGTCACGTCACGAACGCGTTTGTCGTCAGAAACAGCATCGACTTCGTCGTCAGGAACGTACAGGTACGGCACCGTGCCGTCAATTTGTATCGTCCGCCGATCTCCACACTCGTCGCGACCGGCGGCGGTCACTACGATCGTCCCGTCGTCCTCGATGTCGTGGCTCAGCGACGTGACGCGCATCAGCACGTCACGCTCGTCAGCCACGGATGAGCCCGACCGGGGTTCTTGGGCCATCGTCGTCATTATCTGGGACAATTGAATTTTAACCTCGCGTGTTACCTAATGGCTGATTCGTATATTACCGGTCAATATTGCTCGTACGGCACGGTGCCGGCGCCGGCGTCTGCCGCCGGACAGTACACCTCGTACGGGCAGACCGACCGACAGTAACTTCCCGTCGATGCCGGGAACTGCCCGGACTCTTCGGCCTCGACGAGTCGACGGGCGTAGTCGGTCATGTACTCCCACACCTCATCGCTCGGCTCAACCGACCGAACCCGCTCTTCTTTGAGGTACACGAACCGCACCGACTCGGGCGGCTCCCCGTACTCGGCGAGGTACGCGCCCATATACACCGCCCCCTGTATCTTCTCTTGGTGCGAGGTGTAGTCACGGATTGAGCCCGTCTTCCAATCGATCAGGCCGTCATCGGTCACGAGGTCCATGATCGCGGTGGTCGGTACCGGGTCGGGAATGTCGATCCCGAACTCGACCCGCTGCTCGACGCCGCGAACGCTGGGCTGATCGTTGGCGATGAACCGCGCGGCGGTCCGCATACAGTCGGCACCGGTCGACAACTTCTCGTCTGGCACGCTATACTGTGTTTTCGATTCGAACGCCGCGAGGAGCTCCGATTCGAGGATGTCCTGCCGGTCGAGCGGCGCCCGGTCCTCGGCGATCACATCCTCGATCGCCTCGTGAACACGACTACCAAACCGGAGCGGAACGCCCGGCGGCTCGACATCCTCATGATCGGAGATGTACTTGAACCAGTACGACAGCGGACACCTCGCGAACGTCTTGATACGCGACGCTGATAACTTCGTATCCCGGTCGGGCGTGTCTGAAGTCACGTCCGACTGGAAATCAAGCGTCCACGTATTTGGGTCGAGCGTCGCCGGCACGTCCGAATCTTCGGGCATTACCATGTCACCTCCGCGGCGGAGTTGAGGTCGTGGCCGTCGACCGCGAGCCACAGCTCACCGAACGACGACAGCGCGGCGAGGTAGTCATCGGGCAGGGCGTCGACGCCCCAGACGACGATCGCCGAATCAAACGTGGCGGTAAACTCCGTATTGTAGAACGATATCGCCGACTTCACCTCGCACTTCAGGTCCGCCTGCGCGTAATGTGACTGAAACCACTCCGTCTCGGCGTTATTCGGCACGAGCGCGGTAATGGAGTCGACCGCGTCGCGGTTCGCTTCCTCCCACGCCTTTCGCGCCCATCGCTCGTTAATACCGCGGCCGTACGGCGGATTCATCCAGACGTGGCCGAACCACGACTGCTTTAGCCCGTCGTCTTCCTCCGTATATCGCGTCTCGGCGTACGGCCGCGGCTCAGCTCCGCTCGCCGGATCGAGGTCGTACAACTCCTGATCGAGGGCGTCGAGCAACGGCTCAACGAGCCACGTCGGCGTTCCAAACTCGTCGCCCGAGTTAGAGTCTCCGAAGAACTCACCTCCCCGGAAGTGTTCATGTCCGTCGACTTGATCTTCAGAGTCACTCATAATTCTCTTCGGTCGGGTAACTGTCGCCGAGCGTGAGGTGACGAGCGACTCGCACGTCGGCGAGGAAACTGTGGAACTGTACCGACGGGTTCGACGCCCGGCGCACGCGCCACTCCACGTCCGCTAATTTCTCTAACAGCTTCATCTTCGCCGGCGCCGGGATGTCGTCGCGACCTTTGATCACCCGCAGGAACGACTCCGCGAGGAGTTCGACGTTGGCGCCCTCCTTCAGTAGCTTATCATCGAGGAGGTACATCGCCGTATCGACATCGCCCTCCATCGCCTTCTGGAGAATCGTTCCGACGAGGTCGTCGTCGACGATGCCGACGATACTCGACACGACATCCTCGGTCACCTCACCCTCGATCGCGGCCGACTGAAGCGCGTTGATCGCCGACCGCATATCGCCGCGGGCATCGCGGGCCAACGCCTCGATCGCGTCTGGCTCGTAGTCGACGCCCTCGGCCTCCGCGATCTCGATTAGCGTGGCGGTGACCTGCTCGTCGGTGAGCCGACTGAACCTGAACATCGAACACCGACTCTGAATCGGGCTGATCACCTGCGACGGGTAGTTGACCGACAGGGCGAAGCGCGTCACATCATGGAAGTCCTCGAATATCCGACGTAACGCTGGCTGCGCGTCTCGGCTCAACTGATCGGCTTCATCGAGGAAGATGATTTTGTGGTCTGCGCCGCCCGTCGTCCCTTGCCGCGCGATACCTTTCACTTTGTCTCGGATGGTATCGATCCCACGCTCATCCGACGCGTTCAACTCCGTGAAGTGGTTTTTCCAGTTGTCACCGTACTTCTCACGGGCGAGCGCGGTGATCGAGGCGGTTTTGCCGACGCCCGGCGGACCCGCGAGGATGAGGTGCGGCATCCCCGGATCGTCGACGTAATTCTTGAGCCGCTCAACGGCATCCTCGTTACCGACGATATCGTCGAGCGTCTGGGGTCTGAATTTTTCCGTCCACATCACTTCTCCTATTTTTGTCATGTATCGTCACCTCGGGGTTCGAGTCGGTAGGTGGTCGGCAGGGCGGTACTCTCGATGTCGCTCTTAAGCACGACAGCCTCACCGTCGGCTAACCGCTCGATCGCGGTTTCGGGAATTTGGAGTGTTGTGTCGATTTCCATGTTTACCAGTCGGCTGATGCGGCGGACGTGGTCGTCTCGATAGTCTCTACCTCCGTCTCGACTTCGTGCTCGATGCGGGGCGGCGTCTCAACGACATAAAACTCCTTCACGTCGCGTAATGGATTCGTGCTGATGTTCAGTTGCGGAGACGTCTGCGCCAACGTTTCGACCGCGGCATACACCGCGTTCTTCCGCGAGTCGGTGATCATCGAGGCGATCGCGGCCAGCCCACGGACGAAACCGCGGGTTCGGGCGGCTCGATACTCGCCGTCTTCGACGACCGGCACCGGCGCGTTTACCATCCGGCTCCCGACCGCCTCGCTGATCGCGTCCCCGCTATGACTCGTCGCCCCGCGGATCGTCTCGAACGTCGACCGTGGATCGTCGATGCCGGCGACGACGATGTTCGCCGCGCAGATATCGATCGTCTGCGCCGTCTCGCCGAGAGACACGGTCATCGTCGTGTCGTCGGCGTCGGCCACCGCATCCAACTCCGACGGAGAGACGACCGTGTCTGCGTCGTCTAACAGGGCCTCGCCGACGCGGGCCGCGGCGTTTGGCGAGAAGCTCATCGCGACTCACCTCGAGGAGTATCTCCACCGGGGTAACCGTACATCGGGCAGGATTCGGGATCATCAGCCCGAGTACAGAGACCTTTATTCATAAGCGTCGAACAGCTCCATGTTCCGGTATTGTTCTCATACAGGCTCTCTAACTGGTATTCCGTCACGTCACGGTCGTAGTCCGCCCAGCCCAACTGCGCGATCAACTCGCCCGCCTCCGCCGGTGTCATGCCCGACGCCAACAGCAGCGTGCCGAGTTGAACACGCACGTCGTTCGGCGGATTCCGACCGAGCGCCCGCTCGTAGACGCACGGCATCTCGGTCATCTCGCGGATCACCCGCTCGGCGACCTCGTTATCGACCGCCGTGACCTCCGGCACTTCTCGCATCTGCTCTTGGCCGAACTCGTCCGCGTCCGGCCCCTTGTACGCCTCTCGCACCGTCAACTCCGGCCGTTCCTCCGCCCCGATCGACAGCGACGGCCGCGGCGAGTCCGCGAGGTCGAGCAGCTCCTCGGGCGTGATGTCCGCCAACTCCTCGCCCGTCAACGGCACCTGAACCGCCGCCGTCGGGATCGACGTGCCGCCGCTGTGATCGACACGCCGGAGGTTCGGCACGCGGAGGATCCGGTACTCACGGCCCGTCGCCCGCGAGTCGACCGTCGGCAACTCCAACTCGCTCACCCACCGCCGGGCGTTGGTCTGAACCTTCAGCCCCGGCCGGGAGGCGGTCGACTCGTACAACTGGTGTACGTGGAGGCCGAGGCCAGAGAACACGCCACACACGGGGATGTCGGCGTCCCGTGAGGCGCGGGCCAACTGCCGGGCATCATCGCACACGTCGCCCAGCACGGCGTCTCGCACGTCTGCGTCGGTCCGCATCCGTTCGATGATGTCGCCATCGCGAGCGTCGTCGGGGATGAGCGGATGCGCCCAGCGCCGATCGGCGTCCGGCGCCGCTTTCGCCGCTGAGTCGAGGTCGAACGACACCTTATCGATCGCGACGGCGTTGCCGACATATTCGCCGCCGTCGACAAGCGGCTGATACGACGCGACCGAGGCGTAGAGGTTCCGTTCGTTACGGACCTGCTCGATGACGCCTTTCATTTCTGACGCTGAGTTCACGAGGTACTGGCGAAGGCCGCCGTCACCGTACGGGTCAGACACCCCCACGGCCCGCGGAAATTCGCCGAACAGCGTTCGGGTCGGCGCGGTAAGCGCATCCATCACCGATCACCTCACGCCGAGACGGAGCCGACGATGTGGCGGATCGTATGGTCCTCGCGGTCAGCGACGAACGCGAGCGGGTTATTCCCCGGCGCCGTCTGGAGTTCGACTTGCCCAGACAGCACGTTCAACACCTCCTCGAAGCCGTCGTGATAGGTGTTCTCGACATCGGGGCCGCTCACGCTCCGCGTCGGCAGCGTCCCGCGAGCGCCGGAGCCGGACTCGTCGCCAACGTCGACGCGAAGCTCGCCGTCTTCGACGACGATCGGGTAGAACTCCGCCTGCGCGTCTTCTTCGACGAGGTCGACGATGCGGTCGAGCGTCTCGGCTTTCAACTCAACCTGCGTCGGCGCCGGATCGCCGGCCGGGTTCGTGTACTGCTCCTCATCGTTGAATCGGTCGGCCAGCCAGAACGGCACGTCTTCGAGGGCCGCCTCCGAACCGGGCAGTTTCGTCCAGGTGTTGAGCGACGGGCCGACCGCCCGGATGTGCGACGCGAGCCGCGTGTCCGAACTGCCCGTCAACTCGACCTCGACCGTATCGCCCGCATCGCCGGCGAAGTCGAGGTACGTCAGGGTATCGGCCACGTTCCAGATGGCCTCGGCACCCGTCTCGAACTCGAACTCGTCGCCGCTCGTGTCGATCGCCGTCTGCGTGGTCGCGTCGGCCGCGACTTCCAACTCCGTGAAGTAGTCCTCACGGAAGGTCGCGTACGTCAGCACGACTTCACCGGGAGCCGCCTGAAACACGTCGAGCCGATCCTCATGTACGTCGATGTAGAGGTCGGAATGTTCGGTTTCGCCGCTGAGCGACGTTTTCTCGATAATCTGTGCGATTTCGCTAAGCGTAGCTCGCAGGGTCGCGAGCGTCTCGTTCTGACTCATGTGTGACCGGGGTATGTCGGGTTACTCGTCGTCGCTGTGCGCCTCGTCGATCGCGTCGATGTCGTCGTCGCTCGGCTGGTGTTTGAACACCCACCACGGCGTCTCACCGCCCTGCTGTTGGATGAATTGCGCCGCGAACGTGAGAATCGCCCGTCGCTGACTCACGCCGCGGCCCGTCACTTGTTCGACGCGTTGTTTCGCCCGATTCGAACGGACATACAACCGCGTCCGCTCTTCCGGGGGCAACTCTAACGGCTCCGCGTCTTCGGGGATAATCGTGCGGAGTAGCTCGTCAAACGACAGCTCTCCGCTGTGCGTCTCGTCGATAATCCCCAACTCCACCGCCCGCTGTTTGACCGCCGGAAGGCGTTTCATCGCCTCCAACAGGCGTTTATCGGAGTCGTAGACGCGAATCGACGATTCATGGCTCATTCTTGGACGTAGACCTGTGGGTCATGGTCGATTATTGTTTCGGCTTCGATCGCGTCGGCCAATTCATCGACTGCGACTGGCTCGTCTGACGACTCGGCTTCCTCGATTCGGTTGACGGCGTCCCGAACCTTCGGGAACGTCGGCTTTTCCATGCCGACAAACACGTTATCCGTGAAGTTGGAACCGACGAGGTCACCGACCTTCCCGCTATCGTCGTCTTTCCGAGCGCGGAGAATCGTGTCCGCCTTGTACGGGTTATTCTTCTCGCCTTTTGGCTCGTAATACTGCCGGTCCTGCTCATCCTCGAACGTCTCCTCGAAGTCGACGCGTTCCATCGCCGTCCAGTAGAAGTGATACGGCGAATCGACGATGCGGCCGCGGAACTCGCCGTTGTGATACTCCTTGATCACCTGCCAATCGGACTCCTGCGACGAGTTGAAGTTGGCCGACAACTCCACTTCCTCGGGGTCTTTCAGCTTGTAGTTTTCGAGGATGTGGTGCGTCTGCGCCCACTCCCACATCAGCGACATCGAGTCGACGACGATCGACCCGGTGACCCCGCGCTTCTCACGGTGCCAGTCGAGCCACTCTAACGCTTCATCGAGGGCCTTGCGGGTGCGCCGGAACTTCGTATCCGGTTCGGCCGTCATCGACTTCGGCTGCCAAATTTGGACCTCGCGATTCGTGAACTTGTGCGCGATATCGTCGGCCTTTCCCTCCAAGTCGAGGAACGCCACCGGCTCGGGCATGGTAAAGCCCATATGCGTCTTGAACAGTTTTGGCGGTCCCCACGCCATTATCTTCCACCGGCGATCCCGCTCGGCGGCCTGCTCGACGCTGATCGCACTTGATGGCGTCGGAGGTTCGGGCGCACCGTCCGCTGTCTCGCCAGAGACGCCGTCGTCTGCGCCGTTCGACTCGTCGTCGGGGGTATCGGTCATGTCGACCGCGCTCGTCACAGACGGCGTCATCTCGTCCGTCTCTTCGCCGCCATCGCCGCCGTCGTCATCGGCATCGGCCGGCGCCACATCATCGCCGTCGTCGTCATCGGGCGCCGTCGCGTTCTCCGGCTCGGGCGCCCCCTCCGCATCGGGGAGGTCACCCGTCTCGTCGATGTCGAGTTCGTCGCCGTCGTCGTTGAGCGTCTGCTGCTTCTCGATGTCCTCCGCACGGCTGTTACCGTCGTCGTCGCTCGCCGGCTCGTCCGTGTCGTCGGACTCGTCGACCGGGGAGCCGCCCCAGCCGCCGGCACTCTCGTCGCCGTCGCCGCCGTCGGAGGTGCTTGTTCCGCCCCAGCCGCTCGCGCCACCGTCGTCGTCGGTGGTCGAGCCGCCGTCGGCTTTCGGTTCGTCCGCGTCGTCGCTGACTTCGTCTTTCCAGCCCATCGTTAGATGGTGTCTTCCTCGATGGCTTCGTCATCGGCGCCATCGGAGCCGGCGTCTTCGTAGCGATCCCCGTCGTAGGGGAACTCGACGATCGGGATCGCCCCGAACGCCATCATGCGATACTGGCCGTCGTCGCGTTGGATGAGATAGCCGTACACGTCGAGAACCGACCCCTCGCCGTACATCAACTCGTTTACCATGTCGACTTGAAGGCCGGGCGTCCGCATCTGGTCGGAGACCAGCTCGTCTGGCACGTCGGCCTCGGTCATGATCGTGTCGTCGGACAGCGTCAACAGCCCACTCTCCTCGAACTGAACGCCGTCGACGACGTTGCCCCGGAACCGCTTGATGTCGACCCCGAGGCCCGCCGCCCAGCCGTTCGCGTTTTCCGTCGCGACATGGTCCGCGAAGTTTTGGAGGGTGACGGCGTCGGCCTCCGTAATGAAGTTCTGATGGATCATCTCCCGCTTCGGCTCTCGATCGGCCGGGAGGTCAGCGATCGGGTCGCCCGCCCCGGCATCGGCCGGATCGACCTGCTCTAACACCGTATCCTCAGTCGACTCCATCACGTAGGCCGGGGCGCCGCCTTTCTTGATCGTCGGCGTATTATCGTACGTCCCGCACCGCCGGACATCGGCCGCTACACGGCACGTCTCAAGCGGCCGCATCGACCGTTTCGCGTGGTCGATGTCGACGCCATCGTCACCGTCGATCAGAAAAGTGGCGACGCCAGCCGGCCCGTCGTCGGGGTTGATGACTCCGGCGGCCCGGATCCCGTAGTCGGCCAACCCCGTCTCCATGCGATAGCCAAGCGCCAACATCGGCACCGTTTCGGTATCAGCCGACCCGCCGCCCGAGAGGTTGATGTCGGACTTGACGACGTTAAACGCCTGCTGCCGCATCTCGTCGGCCGGCTCCTCCGACACGACGAGCCCTTCATCGTTCCACTCGGCGAGCTTCGCCTCAATCGCGTCGCTGATTTCGGCTTCTGTTTTCTCGCTCGATTCTGCCAACGCCGCGATTTGTTCCGCTAAGTCACTCACACTTGACCTGCCGCCCGACCGGGGTAGGTAGGCGACACCCGACCATACACGGTGGGTAGGGAAATAACACCCCCTGAACGTCTCGGGCCAGACGTAACACGGGAGGGCAAACCCTCGCCGGCCTTTACACATCGACGGACCGATGTCCGACCTTCAATCCCTATCCGGCGTCGGGCCGGGCAAGGAGTCGAAGTTGCGAGATGCCGGTATCGAGTCAGTCAACGAGCTGGCGAACGCCGACCTCGACACGCTCGAGAACGCCGGTATCCGACAAGCCGAAACGATCCTCGACCGCGCTCAGCGTCAGGGAGTCCAGATACAGAGTGGCGTGGCGGTCGAAGAAGAGCAACAGGAAGCCGCGAAAGTGACGACTTCGCTTCCCGAGGTTGACGCCATGATGGGCGGCGGCCTCCGCGGCGGGTTCATCGTCGGCGTGAGCGGAGAGTCGAAAGCCGGCAAGACGCAGTTCGCCTTACAGTCGCTTGTCGCTGCCGCTCAGTATCATGTCGGTGAAGCGGTGTATATCGAAACTGAGCCAAACCGTTTTCAAACTGAGCGGCTTCGCTCTCTCATCCGTGACGATGGGGAAATGGGGGAAAACATACGAAAGGGGGTAAATGGGGAAGACGGTCTAGACGGTCTAGATGATCAAGACGATCGAGACGATCGTCATGAAGAATATCTCGACGATCCTCGAACCGATCCACGAGACGTATTGAGTCATATCCATAAGATCGAGGCATATGAGCCAGACGACGATGTCGACAACCTTCGTGTTCAACGCAACTCATACGATGCGGTTCGAGAGACGTTCGATGAAGTATCGATCGTCGTCGTTGACTCGTTCATCGCGAACTTCCGACTAAGTGGAGAGTTTACCGATCGATCAGACCTCCCCGATCGTAACGCAGTTATCGCCGATCACCTCGAAGCGATACAATCACTCTCCAACGACTTCGATTGTCCTGTTCTACTCACACTTCAGGTTCAGGGTGACCCCGATGCGTACTCCGGTTCGGACTTCAGCTTATGGGGACCGGTCCTGATGGATCATACGATCACTCATCTGCTCCACCTGACGCACGGTAAAGGCGACAAGAAACAGGTAGAACTGAAGGGACATCCGTCTCAGCCCGACGACGAGGTAACTTTACATATACCGGAAGACGAACCGCTTATCTCGGCATAAGTTAAACAACTCGACGTTCGTGTGCCAAGCGATAGACATCTGTCCGATTTTCTCTGAAAAAGTTTTATTAGGCCGGCCGGTTAATGGTCGGATGAGACGGTTTCCACCGTCTCGTCAGGCACTCAGCCCGACCGGGGTAACGATTGGGCCTTGGAGGGGAGGTGTGTCTTCCACACTTCGCACCTTCCCCGCCTGTCTTTCTACGGAGTGACTTCAGTAATTCCACCCGCCATCGATGTGGTGCCACTATTCATAGGTGTTAAGGTGTAATTATCAGATGCCCCACGCGGCCCTTCCCTTACCCCGGTCGGGCGACTGCGTGGGCTGCCCAACACGACGGGGAGAGTGTAGCATAAGTCCCCGGACAGCCCCCACGCCATGTCAATCTTCAAGGACATCCAACGCGACCCGGATGTGTGTAACAACTGTTTCAGACGGACCCACACCCGGTATTCGCGGGAGTACGCAGTTGACTGGGTGTACGACCCATCAGAGCGGGACTACGACTTCTGGCCTCGCCTCGTCGACCACGGCGAAGAGGTACGGCGACGGCGTGGGGAGACGACAAAGGTGCCTGACGAGACGCCCGCCGGTGGCATGACAACGACGTGTAAGTGTGGCGTCCAGTACGTGCCGCCGGAGGACCTCGCCGACGATGAGACGTGGAAGATTCGCCCGATGCCGAAACGGCTGTTTTTCGAGGCGGCCGAGCGGCTGGCGGATCGAGTGAGCGAACATGATGCCGTCGCGTCGTTGGATCGCGACGACTTTCTGGCCCTGCTCGACGAGTGGAAGTCAGACCCGGATGAACAGTTTCGCGACGATCGCCTGTTTGAGCGGGCGGTCGAGCGAACCGTAACGAAACACGCCGCCGACGATGGGAGTCAAGATGCCGCTCGAAACGTGCCCTAACTGCGATTGGCCGGTTTCGGAGTATCACGAAACCTGCCCGCGATGCGATACCCCGGTCGAGCATGAGTAATTTATCGAACCTCCTTACCGACGCACAGCTCGAACTCCTGAGTGAGTTGCCCGAAACGCCGTCGGAACTCGCTGACGAACTCGGCCTCAGTCGGTCGGGCGTTCAGAGTCGGGTGACCCGTATCCGCGACCGTCTTGCGGAGTCCGACGCCGACGCCGCCGTGAAACATGATGGCGAGGCGTACTACCTGACCGGCGAGGATACCGAGAACGTCCGCCGGCTGTCGACGCAGGCGAAATCGACCATCACACGCCGCGCTAACGAGTTCCGCACCGAACAGGAAGCGGCGGTCCTTCGACGCCTCAAACGCCGAGAGCCGTTGCGTGCGACGCCAGACGCCGACCCAGACGCCGAGTCCCTCGTCGTCGCATTCGGCGATGTTCACATGGGCGACCTCATCACGGCCGGCGGTCGGGAGGTGTATAATCCCCGGATCGCCTACGGCTCCGTCCTCGAAATCACTCGCCGGACGCTCGAAATCAAGGACATGATGGAGTCGATGACCGACATCGACACGGTTCATGTCCTCTGGCTTGGCGACATGGTCACCGGCGAGCGCGTCTACGACGGGCAGGAGTACAATATCACCCTCCTGCTCGCCGACCAACTCGCGATGTCGGTCGAGGTGTTGACCCACCAAATCGAGACGTTCAGCGAGCACTTCGATACGGTCACCGTGACGGCCGTGCCGGGCAATCACGGCCTCGATAAAGCGTCGGCGAAGTCACAGCAGGCGAATCAGGACCTCAACTGTTACCGCTGGACGGTCGATCGGCTCCATGAGGCCGGCGTCGATAATGTCGACTTCCGTATCTCGAACGGCGGGCACTACGCGAACCGCGAGATACGCGGTCATAACTACCATATCCGACACGGACAGGACGAGCAGATTCACGCCGATGCGACCGCTCGATCGGAAGCCGATCAACGCGGTCTCCTGTACGCTCACGACTACGACGTACAGGTCCGCGGGCACTTCCACACGAGCCGGCAAGAGGAGGTTCTGAATACGGCGGATGTCGTGACGCTGCCCTCGCCGAAACCCGGCGACGACTTCGCGGAGCGGATTGGCCGGCCGGATGTCCATGAGTTCCGGGCGCTCGGCAAACTGTGGCGCGTCTCGGATCGACGGCCGATGGCCGGAGTTCACAAGATCGACGATATCGACATGGACCTCGACGCGCTCGATGTGCCGTCGATCGACGATATCCGGCAGCGGTATAACAAGGCGAAGGCGGCCGGTCCGCACGTTCACCCTGTCAGTTGACGATGAGCGCGGTTGACAAGTACACGCGTATCGGTGACATCGAGAACCCTGAGCGGCGCGATGTGTTGGTTCAGGCGATCGCCGAGCGTCGGGGGTGTGATGTCGCCGAAGTGAGCGAAGAAGTCGAGTCGATACTGTCGAACTTCGATGTTGATGCGGTTTACGTTGAGTAAGGAAGTGATCAGACGTGGTCGTTGGAACGTCGATAGGGTTGTTTCAGGCAGTCGTCGGCGATTACATCGCGTGGGTTCTTGGTTCACTCACACTCACAATCGCCGCGTTGGGGCGTGAACTGTACCGCGACCGCCAGCGAGTGAACGAGCTGTGGGATGAGTTGGAGATGAGCGCAAACAAGAGTCGGCTGGAGTATCACGAGGAACGCCTCGACCAACTGGAGGAGTCGCAGGCGCGTCTCGAACGGTACTTCGAGGGCGACCCGAAGGATCCCGGTGATGCCGGTCTCCTTCAGGACGTACACGACATCAAAGACGAGGTTCACAAAATAAGCGACGGTGAGTCAGACGATGAGTAGCGACGCAACTGAGCTAACCGACCTCCAACGTGTCGGCCCGAGCATCGCTGAGTCACTTCGCGAGGCTGGGTACGAGACGGTCGACGAGGTTCTCGACGCTGATCCTGATACGCTCGCCGACGAAGTCGACGGTATCGGCGAAACGTCGGCCCGCATCATTCAGGGCGACGAGGAGGACACCAGCGGCCGGCCCGACAAGTTGGAACAGTATCGCGACTCGATCCTCGATGCGGCCGAACGTGGCCTGACATACGAGGGAATCGCCCGTGTCGCCGGGATTGGGAAGTCGACGTTATACGAGTGGTTCGAGCGATATCCCGAATTCTCGGACGAAGTCAAACGCGCACGAGCAAGAGCAGAGCGTGAGCTGATTCGCGACTGCTCGCCCGAGTTCGTGTTACAGACCTCGTACGGCTACACCAAGACCGAGGAGAAGCAGGTCAGCATGGACGCGGACGTGTCGGTCGATGCCGAGGAAAACGTGACGGCCGATTTCGTGACCTACGATTCGGAGGACGAAACCGATGAGTGACGACGACCTCGTTCCGGTTCGGCTTCAGGCGTACGAAGACGAGGCGGACCTCGATATCGGCGATAATGGCACAGTCCAGAACCACGACGAACTCGTCAACTCCGGGCAGACGTACACCGAGGTTCGGGCGTTGACTCGGGCGTCGGCTGTTCGTCACGACCTGATGGTCGTCGAGCCGGGCGATTCGTTGTGGGACGATCGACTGGCCGACCTTGATGTCGGAGACGCGTGGCGTGCGGAGGAGCTACGCGGAGATGATTGAAGCGGAAGACCCATCGACCGCGTACACCTTCGACACGCCAGACGTCCGCGTCTTCGCCGTCTCTGGCGACCCGGACAAACTCGCGTTCTACGAACCGCCGGGGCGGGAGACGTACCTCGCGATGGAAGAGCCGATCGACCTTCACGAGTACCGATGAACGAAATCGAAGCCCTACTGCTCGGTTTTGCGCTCGGCTCGATCCCGTCGTTGGAGTCGGCGCGGATCATGGTCGCAACGCTCGGTAAGCGTCTCGGCGTCAAACCGGCTGAAATACAGGAGTACAACTCGACGACCAACGACCCCGACGACGGATGACTGACAAGACGCTCAAGCTCACGACTGACGAACAGCGCGCGGCGTTCGACGATGTTCTTGAACTCCTCGACGCGGACATCGAGGCCGGCATCGTCGATGGCGAACAGGCGAGCCGCGGGCGTCGTGCCGGTGAGGTGACGTACGGCGAGGCGGTGCGGATCCTCGCCGAGGCGTATCGCGGGACTCTCGATATTGACCCGGCCTCGTAACGATGAGTGCCGCCACGGCAAATCGACAGCCCCTCACGCCAGCTCCGGCGTTCGAGACGCACGAGAAACAGCAAGAACTCGTGGCGTCGCCCGAGCGGTTCCGTGTTGCCTCGTGGGGCCGCCGGGCAGGCAAGAACATCTCGGCGGTAATCGACCTCGTCGAGCACGTTCGGTATCCGTGGCGGTTTGAGTGGGGGACCGACGATCCTGATGACTACCTCATCTGGTGGCTCGGCCCGTCGTACGACCAAGCGAATAAGTACGGGTTCCAGACGTTCATCGCTGCGATCCCCGACTCATGGATCGACGATGTCAACCGGACAAAGCCGTACGTCGTTGTGCTGTCGAACGGCGTTACAGTCGAGTTCCGGACGTACGACCGCCCCGACTCGCTTCAGGGCGCCGGCGTCGACCACATGATCGTCGACGAGGCATACCAGATGCCCGAGGAGGTGTGGTATTCGGACCTCGACCCCATGCTCCTCGACACGCGGGGTTCGGTCCTGTTCATCTCGAAACCCAAATCCCGGTTTTTCAAGAAGCTGTATGAACGGGGAGAATCCCCGGACTTCGAGGAGTGGGCGTCGTTCCACGCGACGAGCGCAGATAACCCGTTCATCGACGAAAATCCGGAGGATAAACGGGGCGAAGTCCCCGACATGGTGTTTCGGCAGGAGTATCTCGCCGAGTTTGTCGACGACGAGGGCGATGTATTCGGGGCAATCGACGATCTCCTGTTCACGCTCGACGGGCCGCCGGACGAGCCGACCCCGCCGTTCGTTCATGGCTGGGACCTCGCCCGCCACGACGACTACACCGTCGGCGTCGTCTTGGACGCAGACGGGCGTCTTGTCGAGTTCGAGCGGATGCGGGATAAGTCGTGGCCGCAAATCGAGGACGCCATTAGAACGGCGGCACGGCGCAGAGACGGCATCGTGGCGATGGACGCGACCCGCGATAACAAGCTCGTCGCGGACATCGGCGCCGACCACGCCGTCGAACCGATCAAGTTCACGCGGCAGACGAAAACGGACCTCGTCGAGAACCTCGCGACCCGAGTAGAGAACGGCGAGTTGTCGGCGTACGATGTGCCGCAACTCCGGCACGAGATGACGGTGTTCACGTACGAGGTGACGCCGTCGGGCAACGTCCACTACGCGGCGCCGGAGGGGTACAAAGACGACTGTGTCGACGCGCTGGCGATGGCGGCCGATCAGTTGTCGCAGGTACAGGCGATGAAGCGGCGCAAGGATAACCGCGACGACGATCGCGGTGGAGTGACCTACATATGAGTGACGACGGCATCGAACGCCGGAAGTTCGGCATCGACGGCGGCGCATCGGTTGTGAACAAACTCGACGCTGACGACGACGGAGACGATGAGGCGGACGGAGACGGATAGCGACGTGTTCGAGAAGTCGGTGCGCGAACTCGCACAGGAGAACCTCGTTTCTTGCGGGATTTGCGGGCGACCCTTCCCGTCGGAGCGAGCGATGAAAATCCATAAAAACGACCAGCATGAGCGCGAGTGACGATTCAGCCGGACAGGCAGACCTCAACGTCTACTATCCCGGCGCCGACGGAACACTCGAAAAAGCCGCCGAGTCGCAGCAGCTCGACGAGCGGCACGTCGGCCGAACGATCGGCGGCGGCATCAGTCCGCCGTATCCGCCGGCGAAGCTCGCGACGTTACAGGAGATTAACGGCACCCACGCCGTCGCGATTAAGAAGAAGTCCGTTCGCGAGGTCGGCTTCGGCTTCGACATCGTGCCTCATCCCGAGGCCGAGGATCCGAGCGAGGACGAGAAAGAGGTCCTACAGGAGTTCTGGCACGGTCGGGAATCGATTTGGAAAACCGGGCCGCAGGGCACGCCCGCTTCGACGCCGACTGAGGTATTCGAGGTGAGCCGGCGTGACTGGCACGGCGTTGGCTGGCAGGCGATCGAGGTGATGTATTCGGCCGACGATCAGCCGGTCGGCCTCGCGGCGGTGCCTGCCGAGGAGATTCGGGTTCGGAAAGGCAGTTCCTCTCCCGTTTCGGTCGGCCACGGCTACGTTCAGGAAGATGACGGCCTTACGGTGTATTACGGCGAGGCCGGGGATCGGGGGCAGCGCGTTCAAATGGAGTCTGACGAATCCCCCACGTACGTCGATCGGAAGACGGGCGAGACGGCGGAGGATCCGAACGACCTGAAAAACGAGCCCGCCAACGAACTCCTGTTTATCCCGAACCAGCACCCGTTAACGAAGTACTACGGCATCCCTGATTGGGTCGCGGAGGTCGAGACCATGATGGCCGACCAGTCGGCCAAGGAGTTCAACCGTCGGTTTTTCGATTACGACGCGATGCCGCAGTACGCGGTTATCGTTGAGGACGGCCGGCTGACGGAGCAGTCTCGTAAGAGCCTCCGTGAGTTGGTGGATCGGCTTCGGAAAAGCGAGGATCGTCGCATGGTCGTTCTTGAGGCGGAGGAACTCGCCGACTACGACATCGACACGGCAGACGGTGGGACGCCGAAAATCCGCATCGAACCGCTTAGTTCGCAGGGAGAGGAGGATATGGCGTTTACCGAGTTCCGCCGGATGAACGAGCATGACATAGCGAAGGTTCACGAGGTGCCGCACGTCCTGATCAACCGGTTGGAGTCATCCAATAAGGCCAACTCGCGCCAGCAAATCCGCGATTTCACCGAGGAAGTCATTAAGCCTCAACAGAAGCGGTTTGCGGAGCGTATCTACCGTGTCATCCACCAAGAGGTTCTTGGCGTCGACGACTGGACAATCGAGTTCCATACAAAAGGGACGGATCAACTCACCGAAGCGGAGTTAGCACAGACCCGGATCGCGGCGTCCAACGGGTCGATGTACGTCAACGAAGCCCGTGAGGAACTCGGCCTCGAACCGAAAGACGAGTTGGAGGGCCTGTTGCTCGCAGAGTTAAACAATCCGAAAATCGGCGATGGGGCGCCGACCAACGCCCCGGTTCAACAGCCGCCGGCCGGAGAGGGCGGTAACGGCTCCTCGTCTCCGTTCGGAGAATGATCAAACGCTCGTCGACGGGCAAGCCGGTCGTCGTTCATAAAGTCGAGGACGCGCCGGAAGTGGAGTCGGTGATGCGGTCGTTCCGTCGGCAACTCCGCGACGTGTTCGACGACCTCCGTTCAGAGATCGAGCAGACGGTGCGAGACGCCGTTGCTGACCCGGAGGGTGACTGGCAGGCGGTAGTCGACAAACTCGCCAGAGCCTACCGAGACGCGATTCTCTCGACGTTTCTCTCCGGCATCGGCGATGGCCTTACGGCCGGGCGACGGGCGACGGCCCGGCGCTACGGCATGGCGATCGACTTCGACATCACTCCAGAGTCGGCGATCGAGAACGTCGACGAGTATGTTGAGAGAGTCACCGACGAAGTCATCGACACGATCGGCGGTCGCCTCGGGCCGCGGCTCCGTGATTGGTTCGAGAACGGACTAAGTTATGACGAGGTCGCCGAGCGCATCCAGCAGGAGTCTCGCGACGTGCTTGGCGAGTACGCGCTCGAACGCCACGCCCGGACTCTCGTTCATGGCGCAGCGGAGCGCGGCAATCAGTCGGCAATCGAGGATAGTTCGGCGATCGGCAAAGAGTGGATCGCGACAGACGACAACCGGACGCGGCTTACACATCGACGCGCCGACGGTCAAATCGTGCCGGTCGAAGGCCAGTTCGATGTCGGTCAAACGGACCTGTTTCATCCCGGCGATCCGACGGGGCCGCCCGGAGAAATCGTGAATTGTCGCTGTACCTGTGTTCCCGTATTTGAAAGCGATTTGACCGAAGAACAGGCGCGACGGCTCAAACGGGGCGAGCGGCTGTACCTCTAACTCGCGGCGGTGTTCGACTTGTCTTCGTCGCCGTTGAGCGCGTTACGGATCGCCTCGTCTGGCGCGGTGCGAAGTGTAGCAATCGGCCAAGCGTACGGAAGCGCTCGCATACCGAACGGGAAGCCGACGATTGAGGCCATGAGCGCGATCGACATCACAGCCCAGACGAGTCCGAATACCCAGCCGAGCGTGAGGAACCATACGAGCCGTTTCACGAGGGCCATATGCGCGAATACTCGGACAGTTGACTAAAAAGTGACGGCAAAACGACTGATTCGGTTATCAAAGTGAAGATATGACGGACACACTACAGAAGTCGGTTAAAATCGAGAAGGTCGACACCGAGGCCCGAACAGCGACCGGGGCGGTCATGATCCCGAACGAGGTCGACCGCCAGCGCGACTTCGCTCGGCCCGATGCGATTCGTCGCATGGTCGAGCCGAACCCCGACGACGGCGTCCTTCACGTCGCCTTCCCTGACGACGCGGCGGAGTTGACTCGCTACGAAGTCGTCGACGAGCCGACGACGATCGGCGAGACGGAGTTTCCCGCGGGGACGCTAATCGCGACGCGGAAGTACCACGACGACGCGCTTTGGCAGCTCGTTCGCGACGGTATCCTCGACGGCTTTTCGATCGGCGGTGCCGTGTTCGACGAGCGTGAGTACGGCTCCGCGGCGGAGGTGCCGCGCGATGTGCGCTTCCCCCCGGCGATCGAAGAGGGGCCGGCGACGGAGATCGTCGACGGTCGGATCAGCGAAGTGTCGGATGTCGACGTGCCGGCGGTGCCGCGGGCGACGTTCCGCGAGTTGGGGAAGCTTGGAAAGAGTGTCATCGACGACATTAGCGGGAAGTCGGAGTTCGTCGACGTGTTCACCGAGCGGGGACATGACCCCGACGATGCGCGGCGTCTCTGGCGGTATTTGGACGAACAGACCGACGCGAACGTTTCCCCCTCCGGCGTCCCTGAACCCGCAGAGACGGCAGAGACGCGCGAGCAATCGCCTGTCAATCGCGCCGCGGGCATGATCCTCGACGCGCTCCGGACGCTGACCCGCGCCGCCGATGGCGACGGCGGGCAGTCGGACATCGACGCCCTCGCCGAGCAGGTCGACGTCTTGCCGCCGGGCCTCGATTCGATCAGCACGGCGTGGCTCAACCGTTGGGCGGAATGGATTGCCGCCGGCCGCCCGGAAATCACCGAGACGGCGACCGAAGCCACGAAGGTCGAGAAAGACTTCAACCCCGCGCTTCATCCGCGCGACCCGGATACCGGCCAGTTCGTCGAGCGTCGGTTCGACCTGCCCGACGACGCTCCTAACTTCGGTGAGATGTCGACCAAAGAGACGCTCGCGTACATCGAGGAGAACGGCGGGCCGGTCGATCCGATATTCGACCCCGATGCGAACGTCACCGTTGACGGTGTGCCGAATAACGCTACGTCGGTCGAGGAGATACCCGAAGAAGCGGACGAGGCCGACCCCGGCCGCCTCCTCGATGTCGACGCGTTGAGTGGCGGCGACGAAGTCGTGATCGACACCGAGCAGGGCGTGACGATGCGCGGCACCGTCGAAGGTAGTACCGACGACGGCTGGATCGACCTCGATCAAGGTGACGACGGAATCAACATGGTTCAGGTCGGCGATGTCGCCGAGGTCCGCGCCGACGGCGAGGTGTCGGATGAGGCGGTCGTTGATGCGTCGACGGTGGACACGGACGAGTTCGAGGAGTTCGATCCCCACGTCATCGACGATATCGAGGAGGGCATGACCGTCGAGGCTGATGTGCCGTCGAAACCGGAAAACCCGACCGGTGAGGTGACCGACACGGGAGACGGCTGGATCGAAATCGACGGCGAGGAGGCCGTGTTCGAGTACCAGTCCGAAGGCGTCCGTGTTTCGCCCGACGACCTCGATGACCTCGACCCGTCGATTAACTTCGACGAGTACGACGACATCACGGAGCTGCCGGACGATGCGAGTGTTTCCCTCTACTCGCCCGAGGAAGGCCTCATCGACGATGCCGAAGTTGCGTACGCCGGTGACTTCTCCGTCGCTGTTGAAAACGAGAACGGCTATTACACGTTCAACGCCGAGGATGTCGACGGGTTCGGCGATCCCGACGAGTTCGACCCGACGATCGACGAGCAGCTCACCGAGCAAGTGAGTCAGGGCCAAGTAGTGCGCGTCGATACCGCGACAACTGGATCAATTGAAGGGTCCGTCGTCGCTGTTGGCTCCTCAACGGTCGGCGTCGACCTCGGACCGGGAGACGGTGTTCACACAGTCGATGACCTCGATGTCGTCGATTACGATGTCGTCGATTCCGGCGACGATGAGGACGAGATCGATACCGGCGATATCCCTCCAGTCGTTCCGGACTCCGCAACGCCTGTTGAACCTGCGGATGTCTCCACCGGCGATCGTGTCGGTTTGTTCACCGCCGAGGGGGCGTTCGACTACGAGGAAGACGAATATCACGAAGGCGAAGTTGTGAATACGTTGGACGGCGGCGGCCTCGTACTTGACGAAGGCGGCGAGGACACCAATCACTTCTCTCCGTTTGAAATCGATGAGGCATACGACCTCGGCGATACCGATGACGAACAGGACCTCGTGTTTGACACGGTGGTCGAGCCTCAGGATGTCGATGAAGGCGATCGCGTCGAGATCGATATTTCCGAGGGCGTGATGGAGCCCGGCGTCGAGCCGGGCGATACGATCCGGGGTGAAGTGACGAATCAAGGCGGAACTAATCTCGACATCGAAACTGACGACGGCCAGTCATACTCGCTGGTCGGATTCGAGCAGGAGGAGATACGCCTCGGAACGCCCGAAGATGATGGAGACACCAGCGATACCGGTGAAACCGCAGAGACGGCCACAGATGCGGCGGTGTTCGGCCCTGGTGAGGAAATCGACGACCCCGCATCCCTCGATGTCGGTGACACCGCGTATATCGACGCCGATTGGATGGATGAGCCAAAGCAGGTCGAGGTGACGTGGAGCCCCGACTATACGGACGGGATGGAAGTCGACACGGAACTCGGCGGTGAATTGACGGTCAGCGATGAAGAGTACACGTTTTACGAGGACTCGTCGAGCGGGTTCGTCGGCGGCTACACGATCCCGTCGACCGAAACGCTGGACACGAACGTCGACCACGACGAAGCGGTCGCGTTCAACGAGGAACTCGCCGAACGCGTCGATAGCGGTGATCCGACCGACATCAACGCGACGACGTACAACACCTACGCCGGGTCGATTCAGGACCCGAACCTCGTCGAAGACGCGTACGAGCAGGTCGTCGAGAACAACGGCGCGAAGACGACCCGGAAACGCCTCGAACAGCGGCTCCGTGGGATGCCTGAGGCGAGCGATCCCGAGGATATCCGCGATGTCGACTTTGATGAGGTTCCGGAAACGCGGCAGAATACGGTTTGGAGTGACTTTGACCGTGAAACGGCCGTCGAAGTCGCGGCGCACGTCGAGGCGCGAAACGGCGACTTCAACGAGTGGGGCGCGTGGAACGACTTTCTCGATAACCTCACCGACGACGAGATCCGCGACGCGTTGGAGAAGGCGGTGTTCGAGAAAGACGAGCGCAACTTCAACTCGTTCGATGACCCGCATGACTACGTCGACGGCGTCGACCACGACGAGGACAGCGTCAACCCCGGCGAGTTGAATAACGGCGCCGCGGCGTTGCTGTCGCGGGCGCCAGAAGGGACGGCCGACGACCTCATCGAGCAGCTCGACGAACGAGCGATCGGGCAGCAGCGCGAATACTCGGTGTATCGGATGGGCGCGTCGTTCCTGTCCGACCCCGAGGATCGCCGGCGGATGTACGAAGAGGGAAACGTCGACCACAAAGCGGCGAACCTCCAGTTCGACGAAACGATGACGCCGATGGATCGGATGCGAGCCATTGGTAAAATCCACACCCGAACGACCTCCTCGAAAAACTCCTACGCGGTGCGAGCAATGATGGCGGGCATCGAAGACGGGCCGCACGTCAACTACTACAACGACAAAAAGCCGATCGCCCCGATCGAACCGCCGGACTCAGTCAAAAACGCGCTGGGGGATCATCAGGACCGCATCGCCGACCAGATCGAGGCGGCTAACGAGGGCGGCTCGCCGATGATGAACTCAAACATCGCTGATGAGGTCAACCCCGACGGCACGATCACCATCTACCGCGGCGCGTCGTCGAAGTACACGGGGATGTCGTCGGTTCAGTCGTGGTCGACCGACTACACGACGGCCAGCAGCGGGATGTTCAACGGGCAGGGCGTTATGGAGTATGACGCCGACCCCGAGGAAATCGTCGCGGTTCAGGGCCTGACCCACGATCAGCACCCGACCGAGGAGGAAGTCACGATGCTCGGCGGTGCGATTGACCCCGAGGACATCCGCGTCGCAGAGGGTGACCCGATCGACGAGGACGAGCTGCTGGAGAAGCTCTTCAAAGTCGACCCGTCGACGCCGCGGTTCGGGGTGCTTGGCCCCGAAGGCGTCCATGCGGCGGCCAGCGACGGCACGCTCGATCCGGGGATGTTCGAGCGGTATCGAATCACCGAGAACGGCTACATCTTCGACGCCGAAACCGAGGACTACGTCGGTATTTGGAACGACGACGGCGGGCAGGCGGACTTGACTGAGTCGGCGGCCGCAGAGGTCGCGGGGTGATCGACGATGAGTGTGCCGGAGTCCGTATGGAAAGCGCGGAGCGCTGTCAAACAGCAGTCCCTCATCGATGCCGCGTCGAGCCGTGAGGAGTTGATCGAGGCGATTCCCGTCTGGCCGGACTCACTTGACCGCATCACGGAGGCGTGGCTGAACCGATGGGCCGAGTGGGTCGCGGCGGGGCGGCCGCTTGTCGAGAGTTACGATGGCGCCGAAGTCGAAAAGTTCGATCCGGCACTCCACCCGCGCGACCCCGAGACGGGGCAGTTCGTCGAGCGGCCGTTCGATGTGCCGAGTGATGCCCCGGACTTCGGCGGGATGTCGACGAAGGAGACGCTGACGTACCTCGACGAAAACGATGCCAACGTCTCGGCGGTGTTCGATCCGGAGTCAGAGGTAACCGTCGACGGGGTGCCGAACCGCGCGACGAGTATCGACGACGTGCCGGACGATCCGGAGGAGGCGAATCCGGAGCCGGTCGGTGATACGGCGCCCGATGACGCGCACTTTACTCGCGACGATCACGAAGAGTGGGAGTCGACGACGCTCGACGACATCACAAGCCGGCAGTCGATATACGACGCCGACGACGCGTCTACGGGCGTGACGGCCACGTCGATGGAAGTTGTCGAGTTGGAGGATGGAACGACCGGCTTCGTTACGCACTACGGAGACGACGCCGATCTGCCGGCAGACGCGGATGCCGTCGACGGGGCCGACCCCCGAACGGCCGACCGGCAGATGATCGCGTATGAGGGCAGTCGGCGCATCGGTGCCGAGTTAGACGACGAGTTGGCGGCGTTCATCGGAAATACGGTGCCGCCGCACACCCACATCGACGGCGACGGCTCCCACGAGGCGGTCATCGGCGAAGAGTTCGACGGCGATCGCGTGTGGGGCGCCGCCGGCCAGTCGGTCGACGAAGCGATGGCGATCGACGCCGCCGCGGTTCAGATGATCGTCGGAAACAACGACGCTCACGGCGATAACGTGATGGTCGACGACGACGGCAACCTCGGGTTCATCGACATCGATCACTCGGCCGGACGGCTATCGAACGAGGATCCCGGCACCGGTTCGGGGAATAACGCCGATCGCGCTCTTAATCGCGCCGCGAAGTCGTTAGAGGTCGTTACATCGCTAAGTCACAGCGAGTTGGAGCGGGACATCCTGAATCGGAGTCGGGCGTTGGCTCGTGAGTTGGATACGGAGGCGTTCAAGTCGGAGTTACGCGAGGAACTGTCGGCGTGGGACGATGAGTTGGTCGAGAACGTCGTCGTGAATATTGAGGAGCTTGCGGACCCAAACATGACGGTGACACGATAATGCTGCTCATCAAACACCGAACGGACGGCGGCGAGTACGAGCCGACTGCGGTGTACGTCGACGGCGAGTTGCGTGGCGAGTCGGCGTTCGTCGACGCGATGGCGTTCATGGAAGGCGACGACGAAGACGCGGTCGCGGAGTCGTTGGCGGACGGATACACGAAGGTCGTGTCGCATCCGGACGGCGAACCGCTCCCGAGTGAGTGGCGTTCAGTTATCGTCGAGTGAGTTGGTGGCGTAGCGTTCGCGAAGTGATACTCATTAGTGATACATGGATGCCGAGGACCTAGAAAAGCCGTTTACAGGGCCAGACGGACAGGAGTTCGATGATTTCGGCAGTTGTGTAATGACGCTGACGGAAGACGGCGACATGAGCCGCGACGAAGCCGAGCAGATGTGCGGCTCGTGGATGGAAGGCAAGTCCGCCGATGACGCCGGTAATGCGGCCGAGGACACGGACAAGGGCGACGACATGGATGGCGACGATGATGAGAGCCCGTATTACGACAACTGGATCGAACGCCTCGATGAGGGCGAGGATCCGTGTTGGGACGGGTATGAAATGGTCGGCCTGAAGCCGAACGGAAACCCGCGGTGTGTGCCGGTCGACGAGAAGGAGTCGGCCGTCGCGGAAAAGGTCGGGCAGACGCTGTCGAAGGAGAACGTTCGGCGGGCGAAGGCCACGCACGACATGGCCGAGAAGATGTTGAAAGCGCAGGGTGTGAGTTGCCATAAAGGCGACTCGCGGATGTACGACGAAGACAAGAGCGACGATTTCTCGCTCGGTGATGTCGCGAAGGCGATGACCGGAGTACCGGATAGCGCGTCAACTGACGCTGCGGATGTGTTCAAACAAATGGACGGAGACGCACCTGAGTGGGCCACCGGCCTGCTCGACGACGTGGAACAGATCAGCAAGAGCATGGACGAGATCGAGGACCGCGTCGATGCGGTCGAGGCGGAAGTCGAAAAGGCCGACGCCGGCGACGGTGAGGAAACGCCGGAGTGGGCTGACGGCCTAACGGAGAAGGTCGAGTCGCTCCGCGAGGACGTGGAGGCGCTCGATGACCGTGTCGATCGCGTGTCGAAGGCGACTGCCGGCACGCAGCAGGTCGGCGGTTCCGAGGAGTCGGGCGGCGAGGACGGCGACGATGAGCTGTCGGAGACGGAGAAGGCCAAGCGAAAGCTGTTCCTCGGCGCGTAACGCGGTAGCGGCGATCAACTGACGGTTTTCTCAACGATAACGATGAGCGACGTGTCTCGTAGCGACGCACGGAGTATCGACAAGCAGATCGACCTCGACGGCGAACTCGCCGGCGGCGTCCTGCCCGAGGACCTTTTCGATGAGTTCTACGAACTCGTTCAGAACGAGTCCGTACTCCTCGACGAGGTCCGGACGGTGGACCTCCCTCGGCCGCAGATGAAGATCCCGCGGATCGGCGTCGGCGAGCGGATGATCCGCGAATCCGGCGAGCGGGTCGACAACTCGGAGACGGAAGACGTGACGACTGACACGGTGCCGATGTCGGTCACCAAGATCGACCTCAAGTGGTCGCTGCCGCAGGAGGCGGTCGAGGACACGATCGACGACGTGCCGGACATCGTCATGGAGCAGATGAGCCAGCAGTTCGCGGTCGACACCGAGGAGCTGGCCCTGAAGGGCGACGAGGCGGAGTCTGACCCGTTTATCGGCATCGAGGACGGGTGGTTCACTCTCGCGTCGGCTCGCGGGGCGCCCACCTACTCGCTGGCGGACTCGAACGGTAACCCCCAGCCGGTCAGCCCGGAGAAGCTCAACGAGGCGATGCGGGCGCTGGAGCCGAAGTACCTGCGTGACGAGCCGGCTTTCCTCGTGAACACCCATCACGTTAACCAGTACTTCGGTGAACTGGTCGACCGCGAGGACGGCCTCGGCGTGGCAGTCATCCGCGGTGAGGAGGAACACAATCCGTTCGGTCACGACATCATCGCCTCCCCGGTCTTCCCGCTCGATAAGGCGATGTTCACGACGACGGATAATCTCATCTACGGGCTCCACCGCGACGTGGAAGTCGACGTGCTCGACGAGTCCGACGAGGTCTTCGACAAGGACCTCTTCGCCAAGTACGCGATCCGCGCTCGCCTCGACTTCCAGATCGAGGACGAGAACGCGGCACTCGTGATGACCGACATCGAGGACCCGACGATCAACGCCTAACGGCGTAACACACCTCACGTCAAACCATGAGTGATCGAGGTCACGGGTCGAGTACGGACGCACGGATTCGCGATTTATACGAGGACGGCCGGCCGCTTTCGATGGCGGTCGAGCGCCTCGCGTCGGATCCTGATCCGGCCGACCTGGACGGCGGTGAGCTGTGGTATAACACGTCGGCCGACGAGTATCGCGGCTACGAAGCCGGCACCGGCATCGTCTCGATCGGAACGACGGCGGTGTAACGCTTCGATAGCCGCGGGACGCCCTCAACCCCGAATTTATGGCGAACGACGTACTGACTGTTGAAGAACTCAAGCGCGAAGTACCGTACGATGCGGCGTCGCTCGGGATGACGGATGCCGAGTATCAAGCCGTCATCGAGAAGGCTGGCGACGCGGCGGTCGAGCGGGTGACCGAGTGGGTCGGGGGTGACTTGACGCGATCGACGACGACGGAAACCCTCGCTCGACCGCCGAACGTGCCGGCGACGGATCTGCCGTTGTCTAACGTCCCTGTCTCCGATGTCTCTGCGGTTTCGATCGATACGTGGCGTGTAGACGGTGCCGATGTTGAAATCGCAGAGACGGTCGTTACGCCGACGCATCTGGAGTTGACGCCTGACGCTGAGCGCGACGCATGGCCGACGAAGCGCCGGTCGATCGAGGTGACGTATACACATGGCCTCGACGACGTGCCGGGGCCGGTGGAAGAGGCGATCGTTCGCCTCACGCGCCGGCGGCTCCATAACCAGTATGCCGACGGCGTCACCTCGGAGTCGATCGACGGCTCCACCTCTTACGAGTCGGATCAGGCGTTGTTGCGGGCGATCCGGAACGATGTAAAGCAGTTCGAGGTCGACTCGTACTACGAAGGCGCGATGCTGATATGACCCGGCATCGCCACACGCTGAATCGCCCGCACCGGGCGGTGATCAAGCGGCGGTCGCAGACCGGCACCAACGAGATCGGCGAGCCGCTGTACGAGACACAGGTCGTCGCCGAGGACGTGCCGTGTTCGTTCAAGTCGGAGTCGACCGAGTTCATCCGCGAGGACAGCGGCGAGGAGGTTCAACGTCCGGCGTCGGCCCGCTTCGCCCCGGATGTCGACCTCCGTGAAGGCGACACAGTCGAGATTGATGCCGCGCCGACGGCGTTCGAGGTGCGTGGGATCGAGGAGAACCGGATGCCTCGGTTCGGCACGGTCGCGTCGATCCGCGCGACGTTAAACCCGGTTGACTGACGATGGCTGAGTTTCGGATGGACCTCGGCGACCTTTCGGTCGACGAGTTGGTGCGTGCCTTAGACCGCGCGCCGGACGCCTTAGCGGAGGAGATGGAACAGGCCGCGGTCGACATCGGCGAACGGATCGCCGGCGAAGCACGGCGGAACGCGCCGACGGGCGTCTCGAACGACCTCGAATCGAGTATCGAGGCCGCCGTCATCGAGACGGGGCAAGAGAAAGTCGGCATCGCGGTCGGGTCGAACCAAGACCACGCGGCGCCGCAGGAGTACGGCACCGATCCGGGCCACTTTCCCCCGCCGTCGGAACTCCGGCGGTGGGCTGAGGTCGTGTTAGACGCCGATGAGCCGGAGACGGCGGCGTTCCTCGTCGCACGGAGTATCTCGCGAACGGGGCTCGAAGCGCAGCCGTACCTTCGGCCGGCGTTCGAGGATAACATCGACTGGGCGATTGACCGCATCGATCAGGCGATCGAGGACGCGCTTGACAGAGTCGGACTATGACCCTGCGCGCTGACGACGTACAAATCGAGGCGATCGGTCGGTTAGAGTCGGCGCTGTCGGTCCCGTCGGAGCATATCGTGCCGGTCGCGGTGGCGCAGAGGAACGACGACCTCGATCCCCGTGTCGCGGTCGGCGCCTCGCTCACCGGCACAGACCGAGAGAACTTGCGGCAGAGCGGGTCCGCGACGGTTCGCGTGGTAGTGGACGGCACCGAGGAGTACGTCGAGAACAACGGCACGCTCGCGTTGACGCGGTTGCTCTCTGACGTGGTCGATGAGTTGACGCAGCACAGCGACGGCTGGCGCTCGACGGGCGTGAGCCGGCAAGAAGAGGTCGCGTGGTCGGACGCGATAAACCGCTACCTCGGCGTCGTCGAGATTGGCGTCGAGGCGAGCGGGCTTCATCCGACATATCAGAATTAACGATCCATGAGTACGACTGAAACTTCCAGCAGCAGCGAAGTTGAGGGGAGTATCGTTAATGTCATCCATGTCGATGACTCGGGAAGTGATCCGGTGCGGACGGTTCTCGCGTTGGCGACGAAGGATGACCTTTCCGTTTCCATCGACGAGGGAACGGACTCCTTCGACCCGGCGAACGCTCGCCGGACGCAGCGGTACAGGACGAACAATCAGATCGACATCGAAGTGACGCAGGCGCTGTCGACGGATCAGTCGGCGCTGAACCTGCTCGGCATCGTCGACGACAGCGGGGCGCTCGACTTCTCGTCGGATGCGCGCGAACTCGGTTCGGACGCCTACCTCGAGATCGCGTACTCGAGTGATGAACTCGACTACTCCAACGATCCCGGCCCCTCCGAGTTCGAGTTAGTCCATCGTGCCAGCGATGTCGAGGTGCTGGTTAACGACATCGACCCGAGTACGACGCCGCCGACGATCGCGTTTACCGCGATGGTCGAGGGCGACTTCATCGTCAACGCCGCTTCGATCGGCTCGACCGCCTAACGCCATCCCATGAGTATTGAAAACCCCGATTCTGCGACCGAGGCACTCGACACCCTCACCGACGAACAGGAGGCCGCCGAACAGCAGCGTGAGGAATACGCGACGACGAAGGCACGGCTCGAACAGAAGCGGTCGCAGCGCCGCCGCATGGTCGAAGTTCTCGATGAGCCGGTCGAGTTCCGTCCCGTCGGCGTCGGCGTTGCCCGCCGCGCGATGCGGCTGCGAAGTCGTGCGATGGACGGCTCGGCCGACGCGGAAGAAGCGCTGATCGATCTCGTGTTCGAGACGCTGGCCGATCATGCGGTTGATGACGAGATGGATGAGGAGTTCTGGGAAGGCTTCTCGATGTCGACGGTTCAGTCGGCGTTCGAGGAGCTTGTAATGGCCGAGTTGGACATCGAGGATCAGGAAGCGATCGAGGACTTTCGCGAGGTCTGATCACGGCGTCGGCTACGCGCAGATGCTCCAGTCGTACGGCAAAACAGCCGACGAGTGGGGCGACCTGCCGCCGGAAGTTCGCTATTTCCACGAGCAGGCGTGGATCGAACAGGGCGAACGAAACCAGTCGAACGGCCAAGCCAGCGGCGATTTTTCGGAAGGTGAACTGACATGGTAGACCGCGATGCGTTCGATTTAGAGGGCTTTCTGTCGCTCAGTTCTCGTGAGTTCGTCCGCGGAGCGAATCGCGCGGGCGACGCAGCCGAGGAGATGGGCGACGAGTTCGATAGTGCCCGCCGCGAGACGGAGACGCTTCAGCGTCGGATCGGTCGGGCGGCGAACTCGATGCTCACCTTCCGGAACGCCTCGATCGCGGCGTTCATCACGACGCCGATCAGCGGGGCGATTCAGTCGATGGCCGCTGGCCTTGCGGGCATCGCCGGGGCGTCGACGGCGGTAGTTGGCTCCGGACTCGCCGCGTACACCGAGGAACTCACGAAAAAGAACGAGAAGCGGCTGAAACAGACCCGAGCGAAAATCCGTCAGCTCGAACAGTTAGAGGACAAACAGGGTGAGCTGACGAAACAGCAGCGTGAGCGTCTAAAAACCCTCGAAGAGCAGGAGAAGAAGCTCGAAGACGGGACGGAAATGGCTGGGGCGCTCGCGATGGCCTTTCAGCCGGTGACGAAAGCTGCGAAAGAGACCGTTACTGCGTTCGGTGAGCAATTTATTCCGTTGATCAAGGATGGCATCGGGGCGCTGCCGCCACTCATCCGATCGTTCGGCGATACGCTGGAGTCGATTAACTTCGACCCGATGGTTCAGTTCCTCCGAACGAGCGGGTCGGGCCTCGTTGACTACCTCGAAAACACGGGCTTCCCCCTCATCAAGGACTTCCTTCAGTTTGGTATCCGGTCGGGACAGCGGCTTCTGGACGTGCTGGGGCGCGATCAGTATCAGCAGAACATGGCTGCTCTCGGCACGTTGGTCGACCGGGTGGTTTCCGGATTTAACCGCTTGACGACGGCTCTCTCGGCGTGGGTTGAGACGTTCCTCGCGGAGTTTTCCGAAATCGGTCCGATGCTCGGATCGTTCACTCGGTTGCTGTTGGGTGCGGCCGCGGCGGTCGTCGAGGCGCTTAACCCGGCGATCGGGAAGCTCATCGAGTTGGGTGGCGAGCTGTCTGCGTGGTTCAACGACCTCAGTACTGTCGGAAAGGGTGCCATCGCCGGCCTCGCTGCTGCCTTGTACGTTTTAACAAGTCCAATCTCGACTGTCGGGGCTGCGATTGCTGGCCTCGCCGCGCTCTGGACCTCGAACTTCGGTGGGATTCAGGAGAAGACTGAGGAAGTCGTCGAAGCTGCTGTTGGTGCGTTCGAGGACCTGCGTGCGGAGTACGGCGACGATGTCCGTGCCGTGTTCAAGGATGTGACGGACTTCATCGCCTCGTACGCTCTGCCGATATACGAGGACCTGACGGCGTTTATCGAGCGAAGAGTCGTTCCGACGGCCCGGCGCCTCGCTCGCGTGTATAGCCAGCGTGTCGAGAAAGGTGTTCGTACGACGGCGCGGGCGTTCCAGCGTGAAGTTGTCCCGATACTTCGCGGCGCGGTCGACGTGATAGTAAATCGCGTCATACCTGCGGTGGTCGACCTCGGCGAGTGGTTCGTCAGTACGTTTGGCGGCCGGATTCTCTCGCTTTACGAGGAGTTTTATGAGACGTTCATTACGGTCGTTCAGAACGCCATCGGTCTCTTGGGCGACCTGTCCGATGCGGTTACGGACTTCTCTACAACGCATGAAGCCGAGATAAGCGCGGTTCAGCGCGTCACACAGCGGGTTTTCGATCAGATCGTCCCTGTCGTTGAGTCCGCAGTAAAATCGATCATCGACGCCGTCTCGTTCGGTCTCTCGGTGATTCGTGGCGATTGGGACGCGGCGTTCTCCGATATCGAGTCGATCGCAACGCGAACGTGGAACGGCGTCGCTGATGTCGCCGGTTCTGCGCTCGATACGGTCGCCTCAAAGGTTCGTTCGGGTATCAACCGCGTCGTCTGGTTCGTAACTGGCGTCGGCAAGCGTGACGTTCATAACGCGTTCGAGGCGGTCGGAAGTGCGATCCGCTCGGTGTTCGTGATGCTGTTCGGCGTCGGAGGAAAACTGTTCACGATCATCGCCGGCTTCGTCGGCCGCCTCGTTCGCTACATCGGGAGCGGCGAGGCGTACTCGGACGTGAAGGCGGTGTTCCGGTCCCTGATGAACGGGATTACCTCGGTCGTCAGGGCGACGCTCGGCATCGGCGGTGAGGTGTATCGGATCGTCCGGTCGTTGATCGGCGACATCGCTACCTACATCGGAAGCGGCGAGGCGTATCAGGATATCAAGGCCGCGTTTAACGCACTCGTTGGGGTCATCCTCTCGGCGTTCCAGGGTCTATACGATGGCCTCATCGGAAACTCCCTAATTCCGCAGCTAATTAGCGATATCGCCGAGTACCTGAGAACCACGGCGGCACAGGTGCTTGAGAACGCCGCGGAGGTTATCGTCGATAGTGTCGAGTCGGTGTTCACGGCAATCAGTTTCGATATCGACTGGCCGGAGCCGCCCGACATCGTCGAGGAGGCGTTTAACGGTAACCTCGATATCGACTGGCCGGACCCGCCTGACTTCATCAGCGACAATACGTCTGGTGGCGGATCGTCTGACGACTCATCTGACGGCTCCTCTGACGGTTCCTATGATGGCGGCGATGACGATGACGGGGGAAGCGTCGGCGGGCGTGATCCGAACGATCCGAGCGACGCCCCGAGTGCGACCCCTCCCGGTGATGTAGGCGATGACGATGACGACGATCCCTCCTACGATCCCGGTGATGGTCCAGTTGGCGGCATCGGAAATCCGGGGTACGGAACCGGGCTTGCGACCGGCGGGTTCGTCGAAGAGGAAGGCAGCGCCGTCCTTCACTCGGGCGAGCGTGTTCTTCCTGACGCGCAGGTCGACGATCGGGGGCGTGCGTCGTTCGATCCCGAGTCGGTCGCGGACGGCTTCGATACGTCCGACGCTGTTCGTGAGTTAGCCTCGAAGTTGGATCGTGTCATCGCGTTGCTGGATGAACTCAACGCCGGCGACGTATCGCAGAAAGAGGTGCTTCGTGCGCTCGACATCGCGGAAGACCGGCGCGCTGGCCGCGATCCGTATAACCAATAATGAGTTCCGTATCTGACCTCACCCTCCGCATCGAACACCAGTCCGGTGGGGTGTCGGAGCTTGTCGTGCCGACGCCCGTCGCGATCGACGAGGAACTCGTCACGCTTGCGAGTATCCGGATTGAGCGGTCGTTAGACAAAGTGGAGCGGTGTACTGCGGTCGTTTTCCGCGATGAGTGGCTCAACGTCGTCGGCCGGCTCGATCGGAGAAATGACGAGTTGTATGTCGTCGATGCGGATGGAGCCGACATCTTCGGCGGTCGGCTCGACGACTGGCAGTTCCGGGGTGAAACGGTGGAGGTTCAGATCGACTCGTGGGAGCGCGATCCGCGAGAGATGGAACCGCCGCCGTCGTTCAGTCGGTCAGATGCGTCAGACGCGTCGATAGCGGCGGATCTCGTCGACGTAATGCCATCGACCATCACCGCGGGGACAATCGAAGAGACGACCGCGTCTCTCGGATATTCGGCCGAGCATGTCGCTCCGGCCGTCATGTTGCGCCGCCTGTCGCGATCGACGGCGGCCGACATCCAGTATCACCCGGATGGAACGGTCGACTACCTCGAACGCCGGGGGACAGACCAAAACGAAACGCTGTCGCCGTCGTCAGGAGCGATCATCGGGGAGCCGCGAATACGGCGGTCGGTCCGCGAAGACACGACACACGTTCGGGCGGTGTCTCAATCGGACCCGACGGTGTATGAGGAGGCCGAAGCGGTTTCCGTGGCGTCGGACGAGCGAGAAGTTTGGAAGGTCGATCGGATCAACTCGACGAACTCATCCCGACTTCAAGCACGGGCGACTCGGCTCGCCAACGAAGTCGCTGAAGCGCCCAAATACCTCGAAGTTGAGGTTCAAATCGACCCGTCAAAACTCTCGTCAAATCCGCAAATCGGTGATACATACCATCTCTCGATCCCCGCGTCAGGGATCGATGAAGAAGTTCGACTCATCGAGGTCGATCGAACAATTGACGATCGCGGCGACATCCTTGATCGCGTCATTCTGTCGAATCGGAAGCTAACCGTCCGGAGCAGAGTGCCGTACGCAGACGAGTGAATCCAAACCATGAGCGACTTCAACGCCGCTGGCTACGAAGACCTGCGCGAACACATCGTCTCGGCCTCGGGCTGGGCGTACATCGCGCTGATCGACGACGCCGGCAACGAGGAGACACGCATCGACATCCACAACGACGGCCGTGCGTCGTGGGGCGACCCGTCGACGAACCCCGTCACGCTGACGGTCGACATCTCGGGGGGCGACTCCGACATCTCGACGCCAGTCGAACTTTCGGAGTCGGAACTCCACACGGGAAGCGGAACGTCGTCGTCAGTCCACGACGACCAGCTCCGCGACGAGAGCGGCGACCCGGCGAACGCCATCGTGGGAAGCAGCGATGCGCTGACGATCGAGCACACGGTCAACCTGCCGCAGTAACACGATGAGCGAATCAGCGCCGTCGGCAGAGGTGTCAGCCGTCACGACGTTGCCGCCGCCCGTGTCGGTCACGCCGCAGTACCAGCCGGACGCGGGTGAGGTGGTCGTCACATGGACGCTTGCCGACGACGCGCCCGACGGGAGTATCGGGGTCGAGCGGTCCGACGATGGCGGTGCGACGTGGACGACAGTCGCGACGGGCCTCGCACTCGCTGACACGGAGTTCGTCGATACGTCGATCTCGCCGGGCGACCCGATTTACTACCGCATCGTGCGGTCGACAGCCCACGCGACCACGCGGAGCGACCCCGCGGAGCTGCTCGGGCCGGCGGTTGAGGTAGCGATCCAGTCGACGAACAGCCCGGTCGAGGCGGGCGAACCGCTCGAGATCCCGGTCGAGGTCACGAACCTCGGCGGCGCAGGCACAGAGACGCTGACGCTCGAGATCACCGAACAGTAACCACCCATACATGACACTCATCGATGACTTCGAAGAAGACGGCCTGTCGACCAAATCACCGTATTGGAGCGACTGGAACTCCTCGGATGTTTCTCATGTTCAGACGAATAATTTAGAGGGGTCGCAGGCTGGAGAGATTAGTGAATTTGGTTCGGCCTTCGCTCAGACGTTTAGAGACTCAGGTGGGTATCAGCCAGACACGTTCTCATTCTTAGTGCGGTTGTTTGAGTATGATATAGATGTTTATCTGAAAGAGGAAGGAACGGGTGCCCCTGAATTAGCGCAACTCCGAATCGGAGAAAGCGGTTTAAAGCTTCAGTCTACCGGCTTTTCGACGGTGACACCAAGTCTCTCATATGAAACGACATATGAAATCAAACTCACAAATATTGATTGGCAATCAGAAACGTACGACCTTCGGGTGAGGCGAATTTCCGACGATGCTGTCATATATGGACCAACTTCTCAGAATTTCTATAATAGCCCTAACGAACTTACAGAGGTTGGTCTTGGTGCTGGTGGCGGTAAGGTCCAATTTGATTACTTCAACGCTATCGAATATGTCGACGGATCGCCCTCGTCACTCGCTGTTTCGTCGACGACAGAGTCGACTGTCGATCTGACGTGGAGTGACGACGTGGCGAACGAGGACGGCTATCGCGTCTATCGCGATACCTCAGCTGGCGTCAATCGAACACAAGCGAACGAAGTTGCGGACCTCTCGGCGAATACGGAATCATACACCGATACTGGCCTCACCGACAGCACAGAGTATCATTACGTCATCGAGGCGTACACCGTCGATGACACGGCAACGACAGCGGAGGCATCCGCGACGACCATTCCCGCTGCGCCGAGCGGGACGGGCCTCGATACGTCCACTCGTGGAGAGGTCACTGTCTCGTGGACCGACAACTCGCAAAACGAAGACGGCTACCGCATGTACCGCTCGCAGTCCGATAGCGGTTATACGCAGGTGGCCGACCTCGGGGCGAACACCACTTCGTACACGGATACTGGCCTCGAAGACGGTGAGGAGTACTGGTACTACGTCGAGGCGTACGTGGGGTCAAAGACGGCAAGCGGGGCGTCCGTGTCGGCGGTTACGCCACTCCCGAGCGCGTCGTCGCTCGCGGCCGTCGAGAGTGCCCAGGATGAAGCGACGGCCTCGTGGTCGAACGAGGATAACTCATCGGACGGCTCGATCGCCGTCGAGCGGTCGACGGACGGGTTTAGCTCGGTGACGACCGTCGCGAGCGGCCTGTCGCCGTCGACGACGAGCTACGTTGATACCACGGTCGAGGGGACCGAGACCTACGCGTACCGGATCGAGCGCTCGACGGACCACGCGACCGCGACGAGCGGGACGGCCAGCGTCACGATCAACGGCCCGCCGTGGTTCACCGCCGACGCCGAGCAGCCCGCCAACGGCGCGACGGGTGTGTCGCGAAGTCCAACGCTCGCCGTCGAGGTGAACGATCCCGACGGCAACCCCGTCGACGTGACGTTCTACGACGCGAGCGACGACACGCAGATCGGGCAAACCCAGACCGACGTGCCGAGCGGCAGCTCGACGAGCGTCGAGTGGAGTGGGCTCGGGTTCGCGACGGTGTGCGAGTGGTACGCCGTCGCCGACGACGGGCTCGAAACGACGACCTCGCCGACGTTCTCGTTCACGACTGCCGACGGGGTGCCACAGAACGTTGCCGTGTCGGCGACCGCCGAGAACGAGCTGACCGTCGAGTGGGATCCCGTCGACGTTGCGGCGGGCTACTACGTGTATCGGGCCGAGTCGTCGGGCTCGACGGCGAGTGACTACACGCAGGTCGCTGACGTGGCGAGTCCGCCGTTCGTGGATACCGATGTCGTGGACGGCGAGCGATACTACTACCGCGTTAGTTCACACGACTGATCATGGCTGAATCCAACCTGTCGACAGAAGTCGACGCAACGACAGTCCTGCCCGCGCCGACCGACCTGGAGGTCGTCGACGTTCGCGACCACGAGGCGGACATCCAGTTTCAGGACCACGCCGATAACAAGCAGGGGTATCGGGCGTACGTCGGGGAAGACGGGTATCTGGAGTTTGATAGTGGCGGGTTTGTCGAAGTCCCTAACGCAAATCTGACTGAAGATGGCGCTCTCTACGCTCGTGTATCGGCAGAACCGACGGGAGACTTTCAAATGATCATCGACAGATATGATGGTGAATATGGATATGCGCTGTTTATGAAAAACGGAGAATTCTATCTGCGGTGGGGCGATTACAGCGCGGATGGCGTCGGTTCGGGGTTCAACGACGGAGAGGTCCACGACGTGATCCTAAATGGAGCTGAAGGGGCGATTGCTCTATACGTTGATGGCTCCGAAGTTTTTAGAGAAGGTAACTTATCACTTGACCCTTCACTCCAAAATACTATCACAACTATCGGCGCACGCGAGGGCAGAGGCCTACCACTTGGTGGGAGTGTATATCGTGTCGGAATAAGTAACTACACATATGGCCCCTCCGAACGAGATGCGATTTCCCAAGGAAGATGTACATCATCAGAGGTGTGGTATGAGTTCAATCAGGGTTCGGGCGACACGCTCGTCGACTATTCGGGCAACGGCAACGACGGTACGCTTCAGAACAGCCCGACGTGGGTCGGCGGCGGCGACCTGACGCAGAACGGCGGTGATCTCGCGCCTGTGAGCTTCCCTCGATATTGGGATAAAACAGGTTTTCAATCAGATGTGGAAAATGTTGGCCCGCAGGATGGATTTGAAATTGTAGGTCGTTTGGAACGGATTGATGGACGGTTTGACGACTTGTTCACGAATCATTTTACGACCGACGATTTTCCTGACTTTGAAGGTGAAGGGAACTACATCCACGTCGGCTTCTATGCGAAGTGGGACCAAGTTGTTGGTTGGGGCGTAGGGCAATTTGAAGGGGAATGGGTAGTGAAGCCTGATCCTGACCCGAATAAATATCAGTATTATGAAGCCCGTTCAGACGGTCAGAATGGCGACCCGGGCGAATACTTCAGAATGTACTACAGTACACAAACATCTGGGCCAGACATCTACGTGGCAGATCCTGACGTTTGGAAAGAGGGTGTTGACTCGCCATATCGGACCATCAACCATACCCTCACGGGCCTCGAAAACGGCGAGTCGTACGTCACCCGCGCGAGCGTGTTCACCGACCACGAGGAGGTGTTTGATCGGTAA